CTATTCATCGCCGCCGCCCACCACCCGAAGGCGCGGCTTTTGGGATCGCTTGGCGTGATATTCTTCAAGCCGCCGCGTCCCTTCGACCGTTAGTTTGAGCTTGCTTGCGCCCTTCGCATAGTTGACCACTTCGTCGAGGGTGGTGTGCCCAAGCATATCTTTCTGCATCATCTCCGACGCTCCGGCCTCGGCCAGATCGCCGCCGTAGGATTTCCGCAGACCGTGCAATGTGTAGCCCTTCGGAATGCCCGCTTGCTGCGTCCAATGCGCCATCATGCCGGTCAGGGATTTTTCGGAGAAGGGAACGCCGTAGCCGTTCAGCAGGATAAATTCCTTATCGCGCGGGAGCGGTTCCAAGGCCTCGGCCAGCATGCGCGATAGCGGCCGGATTTGCCGCATGTCGTCGTCGTTCTGGACCTTCTTGTTCTGGATATAGTCGAAGACGTAGATCCATTCGTCCTCGAAAGGGACGAGCTTGAGGTCGCTCCACCGCAGCCGGGCGATATCGCCGCGCCGGTTGCCAATGAAATTCGCCAGCGCGTAGCAGGTGCGGGCGGCAGTGCCGATCTTATGCCGCGCCTCGAATTGCTGGCGAATTTCCCAGGGCCACGGCTTCCATCCGATATAGCCGCCATTTTTGCCACCGCCGCGTTTCCACTTCACCAAGTCGGTCGGATCGTCGCTGCGCCATTTCCGTTTCCGCGCATAGAAGAAGATTTTCTTCAAGACGACTTTCACATGCCACGGCTTGCTCGGCGTCGGCTTGCCCTTGCTATCGGACCTCAGGCGAATTTTGATCTTTTCCAAATCCTCGTCGTCCATGTCCGCGACCGGCACGTCGCCCCATGTGCCGTCTTTCCCTTCGACAATCGGGAGTTCGAGGAATTCCTTGGCATTGCGGCTCTGCTTGGATTTGGTCTTGGCGTCCAGATCTGCCCAATCTTGGGTCGCGGTGATGGCCTTCCATGCGGCCCGGAAAGTCTTCGGAAGCGCCGCATTAGGCATCTCCACGACTTTGGCCTTTTTCGGCTCGCCCTCGACCAGCCGCTTGTATTCTTCCTCGAAATCCTCGTCGCCAGGATTGCCCGATAGGAGCTTGCCTTTGATTGTTTTGCTGCGGTAGCGCCAGCGAGTCGTCCCGCGATGGTCCACAAAAAGGGTGACGCCCGGATATTGCTTTTTGATCTCAATAGGTGTCTTCGACATTGGAGTTTATCGCCCCCTGTAAGCGCGCCAGTGTGGCGCTTGCTCCGACCGTTAGCGAAACACAGCGGCGGTTAGAAGCAGTTATCGCCGCGATTCTTCGAGCAGTTGCTGAATTTTCGACCTCTTTCCATCGGCTATGTCCGGGAGGTCGGTAAACGCCCGATCGACTGCCACGCGGTCCCATAGAACGCGTCCATCGACCTTTTTCCCTGCCGGCATGCGCCGGTCCTTTACCATTTCATCGAATTTGGTCGGGCTCACGCCGATATAGCGGGCTGCCTCGTCGCGGCTCATGCCTCGGGGCGGATAGCCAAGGGGGTCTGACTTGAGCGTCATAGCGGCAACCTCGATTGCGCTTCCTCGGCGTCGGCCAGGCGCCGGTAATCCTCGGCGACCGCCTCCATGATTTCGATTTCCCGCTCGGCAACCTCTTGCCCCATCCGTTCCTCGCGGACGAGGCGCCGGTAAACATAGTGCCGGTTCTTGGCCTCGCGGGCGGCGCACTTCGCTTTGTCGCGGTTCGTAATCATTGGCGTGTCATCCCACGATCCGGGTGGCCTTCCCCGTCAAACAAGATCATTTCGTTGACGGTGATCAGGGCGCGCACGTTTTCGATGTGGGCGGCGAGCAATGCCTCGCGCGCCTTGGGCGAATGGCCGGCCAGCCATATGGAAAGCAGATCGGCCAAAGCCACACTTTGGATGTACGGCGCGTGGCCGGCCAAGTGCGGCTTTATCGCCTTCACGACGCCCTCGACCTGATCGAGAATTTTGCGGCTTTCCTCGGCGCTCATCTTCACTGCCGGCCTCCTATGCGATAGGCCGCCTTATTGCGGTCCAGTTCAAGCGTTTGCGTCTCCATTGCCGTTCTCCTTTGGCTTGGCGGCCAGCGCATGAAGATAGCGGGTTGCCGCATCGCCCTTGATTTCGCCCCTGATCAGCTGTTCCGTCGTTCGGCAGCACGCCTCAACAAAGGGAATGTCGTCGGGCAACTGTTGCACCCACCCCGCTTTCACGGTTGGAACGAGATTTTCCAGTTTCCACGGGGCCGCTGTTTCCTCATCTGTCGCGAATTGCAGAAACTTCGCGATGCATTCGGCTCTGTCGGGGGCTCGAGAGGGAACGGGCGCACCAGCGCCGCCGCCTACGTCGGCCCCGTCGCGGTCAGGCGAGGCCGGCGATTCATCATCGCCCGGATCGGGCGACTCCTTGGAAAGTGTCTCGGGATCAACGCCCGTTACGCGATGCAAATACAGCATGGCGTCTTCGTAGAACTCCTCAAACTCGGGCTCGCTTAGATCATTCAGGCTGCGCGGATAAAGGAACCGCACGCCGGCCCCGGTGGCGCCGCCCTCGTCCACCAGCCCGAAAAAGCGCTTGATCTCGTTCGCGGCATCCTTGGTTGTGGGCCATGGCGTGTCGCAATTGTTGATCACGCTTCCGAGGATCGCCCAAAATTGACGCCGCTTCTTGCTTTGCGGATCGGTTACGGGCTGAACGAACATCGTCGTCCCGTGCCGGTAGGAGTCCAGGCGTTCGGCCGAAAAGGCATCGGCCGGGGTCAGCTTGCCGGGCCCGACGATCATGCGGAGAGGAGGGCGATCATCTTTCATCATCGATTCCCATGAGTTGCCGGGCCATAGCCGCGCCTGTCGCGCGGCAACCTGGCGATGGGGGAGGGGCATATCCTTAAATTCGCGCCGGGCCATCACAGCATCTCCCGCGCGCGTCCCAGCGCGGCGCCGAACGTCCAAGGCTTGCGCACGGCAATGTCGTTCCAATGGGGCGGGAATTGGCGAGGGTTGAACCGATGCGCTTCAAGATAGGCGCTGTCGGTGTCGACCACGACTTCCTCGAAGCCGCGAAAGCGGAGGTATTGCGCCAACAGGCAAGCCCGGCAGTCCATGTAACCGTAGCTGGCCAGGGGGTCTTGCGCCGACAGCCAATCGATCAGGGCCGCGTTTTCGAAGATCGATTTCATTTTTCAATCCTCCTTTCCAAGCTGTTTCAGGCGCCGGGCCTTGATCCGCTCGCAAAGGTCGAGATCATCCGGCGAGTCCTTGAACCGTTCGGCCGGATCAAGCGCGGCCCATATTTCCTCGATCGTGGCGGCGTCGTTCCCCTCGGCCAGCCGCTCGCGCAGTTGGTCAAAAAAGGCATAGTTGGAGTCGGGGTGTCGATCGGCATCGACGCCGCCGATCTCGGTTTCATCGTCGCCGGCCTCGACGATTTCCCCGTCGATTATCGGGGACTCGCGGTTTGCATCCTGAAGCGGGGCGGGTCTGATCCGTTCCGCTGCTGTCTGATCGCCGGGGCGCGGTGGGCGCGGCGCCTGGGCGGCCTCCGCTTCCACGATCCGTTGGCCTTCTTCCTCGTCCCAAATCCCGGCAAAACCGAAAGCATATCGCCCGCATTGCATGAGCGCTTTGTGGCGGAGCATCCGATGCTCCATTTTCCACGGTTCGGTGTCGCGCCAGCACTCGGAAAGGAATTCGGTCACCGTGGTCGGGTGCGCGCGATCCTTGCGATACATGATGCATTTGCACGAATAGAGCCGGCCGTCGCTGTCGTAGGCGTACTCGAATTCGAACCCGTCGCATGCCGGGTGCGAGTTAATTAGGTTGATCCAACCGTCTATCGAGACGATAGGCACCACGCCGCCGCCCCGCTTTGGATAGGCGAAAATCTCGCGGGTGATCGGATCGAGATCATACTTACGCGCCACCAGAAGAAAGGCGGCGAATTGCTCGGGGGTCAGCGGTTGGGCCTGTTCGCCTCTTTTCGGGGTGGGGGAACATTGCGCCCGAACCGTGCGCTCGAACTGCACGGGCTCCATGTCGTAAATGGCCGCCATGGTGGCAATGATCGATTTGCGTTGCGGCTCCTGTTGGCGCTTTTGCGGCCGGGGCGCTGTTGCGACCTGATTCATACGACCCTCCGTTCCTCGATAATTTCCATGCCCGCCACGGACCGCTCTAGGCGGGCGAAGCGATTGCAAACCCGCTGGCTTGCCTCTTGGATTTCGTCTTCGGCCTTGGCCGCCAAAAGGAACGTGTCGAGGTCCGTGATCCGGCCGCTCCGGTAGGTGCGCAACGATGTCTTTTCGTTCGTCCGCCCGGCTTGCGGCCGTCGGAATTGCGCGTCTTCCTCGGCCTGTTTCGCGGCGGAAAGCTTGGCCCCGGCCTCGGCCTGTTGCTCTGGCGTTTCGGCGTTGACCAATGCCTGGGCGGCCTCATGCCGCAAGCGTTCGGCTTCGGCGGCGGCGGCGCGCTGGCGGTCGCGTTCGAGCCGCTCTTGTTCTTGGAGCCACGCCAGCTGGTGCTGTTTCAGGCGCTTGGAAAGGCCCGCCGGCTCATCGCGTAATTCGCGCCACTTGTTATCGACGCGCTTGGCCTTGGTGAGGTGGGGCGCCTTTTCAGCGGCGTGGAGCTTGTCGGCTCGCTTGGCGATATCGCGGAGCCGGTGTGCCCATATCGACGCCTTATCGGCATCGGCCTTCGTGGCGATGGGCTCTTTCAGGAATTCAAGCGCCAATTCCCGCTCGCCGAGCCATTCCAATCGCATGGCCTCGAATTCGTCGGCCCCGGCCCCGCTGTTGTGGCCGATCCCAGGCGCCGGGCGTTCGGGCTCATCTTCCCAACCGTTGCCGGCCATGGCGCGATCATAGGCGGCTTCCGTGATCGGCTGGCGCACAGCCCGCAGAAACAGGTCCTCGATCTGATCGCCATCCACCAGCCGGCCGGATCGCGTGGCATACCATTGGCCGTCCGCGCCCTGCCAGAATTGCAAGGGTTCCCAATCGCCCTCTTTGCGGCGCACCCGGAAAAAGCCGGTCCATGGCTCGCCCGGATGGATCGTGAGTTTCCCGGTCCCGATCTTGCTCGGATCGGCAAGGGCGGCCTCCCATTTTTCCCAATCGTTCATCGTGAAATTCCTCCATCCGGTTCTATCTTCGGTAGGGAGGTCTTCATGAAAACAAAGTTTGCACTCTCCGACAAGAGTAATGCAAAGAAAGTTTGCAAAAAATGGTCAGAGCGTTTGCCGGCTATCAAAAAATGAAGAAGCGGACGCGCCGAGGTATGCCGTGGCACACCTCGGGTGAAACGTTTGCTTTCATGGGGGATTAAATTTAGAGCCCGGCGAGAGCGGCGGCCTTGGCTTCGCGCTGTTTGGCTTGAATGGCTTCCAGATCAGCCTCGGTCAGAACCATGGGAATGGGTGCATGATCGTTGGATTGCAGCAAGAACCGATATTCGCCGGTCGCCGGATCATATTGCACGTGGCTTTTTTCGATATCGGGGCGCGCGCCCCGGCGGATCATTTCGGCGATGCGGCGGGCCGGGTAAGGCGCATGTCGCCAACGGCCAATCATCCCGGCGATCCCTTGGCTGATTACGTGATGCAACCATGCGCCATCGTCAACGAAACGGAGCAAGGTGTTGAACGCGCGGCCATCCTCGTTTTCGAGCCGCAAGATTCCCGAACCGCTGCCAATATGGGTAAAGTTGGCGTTCGATAGGGCCGAGGGCAGTTCCGGGTCAGTATCTTGAGGGCTCCCGAGTGGTGCATTACTGGGGTCCCCATCATCCCCCATGGCTAAGAGTTGCTTGGCCATAACTCAATAAATCCTCCTAGCTATTTCGCTTTCTCCGCTTGGAATCTGCCTCCGCTTTTTCCCGCTCCCGCTTTTCGCGTGTGTCGTTAATCATCGCCTGAAAAAGCCGGTAAAGCGTGTCGTAATCCTCTGGCAGTAGCAATTCCAACTGGCCATCGATACTCGGTTTTGCGATCGGGGCGCCGGCCCCGGTCGTAAGCCACACAAGGGAGATGTTGAATTCCTCGGAGATCTGTTGGAGCGTCGTGCGCTTAACACCCGTCCCAACCTCCCAATTTGCGACCGCCCCACGCGTGACGCCTAGCCTTTCGGCTAGATCGGCCTGCCTGGGCATCCCGAGGATTTCTTTTCTGAGAAAGCGTATCCGCTTGCCTAATTCGGCATCAGCTAGATGCTGGTCAGCCTCCCGTTTAGCCGCAATTCTCTTCCGTGCCGCCGTTTCAGCGCGGCGCCCTACTCGTTTAGCGGTACTCGCCACAGTATCAGTCTCCCCCGACGTGCTTCAAAGCTTGCCACACGCAAGCGTACCTTGCCAACGTAAAATCTTCAAAAACGCATTGATCAATGGTGCAAAGTTTGTTTACACTTTCGGCATGGACGAGAGCAAAACAGCTTTGCAAATTGATCCACACGCCGCTTGCGAACTCGCAAAAGAAAGGGCCGGCGGATCGCGCGCCCTCGGGTCCAAACTCGGGATCACGCGGCAAGCGGTGGATGCATGGAAAATCGTTCCGGTTAGGCACGTGCGCCGGGTTTCGCAGGAAACCGGGATTTCGTGCCACGTGTTGCGCCCGGATATTTACGGGCCGTCGCCGCCGGAATCGAAAGAGGCGGGCGGATCGATCCGCGACCGTCTCACCCGCTTCCTGCCGGGGCTTTAACAACCGGGACTCCGGCGGGAAAGGCCACCGCGCCCGTTCTCCTCTCTCCCCGTGGGGCCCGTTCCTTCCCCTCGCGGTGGGTTTTGCTCCTAGGCGCGGTGGCCACCCCAACCAAAACGGAGGTCACCCCATGCCTGCCACCATTGGCGATAATTCCAAGCTGACGCCGGCCGAGCAAAAGGCGCTGTACATGCACCATTTCGGCCTGATCCTGAAACAGACGGAAAAGTGCAAGGCCGAAAACGCCACCCGGCTTAAGCTTCGGAAAGACGCCAAGGCTGACGGGATCATCCTCTCTGATATCGATTTCGGCCTCCGCTGCGCGCAAATCGAAGATCCGCAAATCATCATCAACGAACAGATACGGCGCGCCGAGATCGGCCGCTATTTCGCGTTGCCGATCGGCGCTCAATCGGAATTCGATTTCGATCGCGAGCCCGCCGTCGATAGGGCCCGGCGCGAGGGCGAGGCGGCGGGCTTTGAAGGCAAGAACGCCGACACGGTTCCTTACGACGAAAACTCCGATCAGGGCCGAGCGTGGACCGAGGGCTGGAAGGCGGCGCAAGCGCAGATGGCCGCAGACCTTCAAGCAGCAATGGAAAAGAAGAACGCCGACCGTGCCAAGCGGGCCGCTGATCTGGCCGCCGCCGACACCAACGAGAACGACCCAGACGACGACGAGATCGAGGCCGAGGCGGCCGAATAGGTGCCGCCATGCCAAACCGAAAAGGCCCGAGGATGTGGGGCAAAGCCGAATGTGACCGGGTGGCCGGCATGCTGAAAAGGGGTTGGTCTAGCACAAGGATCGGCGAGGAGTTGGGCATCTCAAGAGGCGCGGCCATCGGCCGGATATTCCGCAACGCCCAATTAAGGGCGCTGATCAAGCGGCCCCCGAGGGCCCCATCGCCGAGGAAATGGCCGATGAAACTCCCCCCGTCGAAGAACCGCCAGGCTGCCCCGGTTGTAGACCTCCGGAAACCGCCTTTCCGCTTTGTGCCGCTCAAGGATTTGGGGCGCGGGGACTGCCATTGGCCGGTAACCCCGCATAACGCCGCCCCGGATCAGCACCTATTTTGCGGCGCCGGAACCCGCAAAAGCGAGCGCTGGTGTCCGTATCATCGCCTGATCGGCTATCAACCCTACACGCCTCGGGGGCTCCGCAATGGGTAAGCGATCCTCGTTCCCGCGCCGCAAGGCCGATGCCTACCAGACGCCATATCCGGCGGTCCCGCCGGTAATCCCGCATCTGCTGGCCGAGGGGATACTAACCTTTGTGGAGCCATGTTGCGGTGAGGGCCAGCTGGTGAAGTGGCTTTCCGCCTTCGGCTTGCGATGCCATTTCGCCCGCGATCTGTCTGACGGGTTCGACGCGCTGACATGCAGCCCGCACATATTCCAGGGCGCCGATGCGATCATAACCAACCCGCCATGGACGCGGACGATCATGCACCCGATGATCGAGCGCTTCGCTGGCATCGCCCCCACGTGGCTGTTGTTCGACGCCGATTGGGCGCACACAAAACAGGCGGCCACCTACATCGATTATTGCTCAAAGATCGTGGCCGTGGGCCGGCTTAAGTGGATGCCCGGCACCAAGCATTCGGGGAAGGACAACGCCTCCTGGTATCGCTTCGATCGCCGCCACACGGGCGGTCCGCTGTTCGTCGGCCGCACCTCAAATGAGGCGGCAAAAAGTTACGTGGGGGCGGCGGCCCCATGCTGATTCTCGGCCTTGATCAGTCCATCACACGAACCGGGTTCGCGCTGTACGAATACCCCGGCGACGAGCGGCGCATGCAATGCGGCTCGTTTTCGTGCAAGGACGCGGGCGGGCCCGAGGAAAAGTGCGAGATGTTCGCGCGCCAGATCAAGCGGCTGATCGGCCCGAAAGAGGGCCGGCCCGATTTCATCGTGTGGGAGCGGGCCAAGCGCCAGATCACCAGGTATCCGAAGAAACCGAACGCCAACCTACTCGGGATTCAGGACGCCATCTGGACCGTTAACGCCGACCAGCTGCTCTTGCCCGAAATTCAAGGCATCGTCCGCGCGGCGGCGATCCTTTACCGCATCCCGCATGAATCGGTACCGCCGGCCACGTGGCGCGCGGCGATCTATGGCAAGGGCGGCGGTAAGCTGGCGCGCGACGATGCCAAGGAGAGAGCGAAAGCCTATTGCAAATCCCTCGGGATCGAGGCCGGCAACGAGGACGAGGCCGAGGCCGCCTGCATTGCCCGATGGGGCGCGACGTGCTCGCAACAGTTCCGGCTGCTGGCCGCGGGGGTGGCGGCATGACGGCAGAACGGTGGATGAAATTCTATCCCTCCGATTGGCGCGGCGATGCGGCGTTGCATTCATGCAGTCTCGCCGCACGCGGCCTCTGGATGGAAATGCTTTGCCTGATGGACGAGGGCAGCCCGCGCGGTCATCTGAAACTCGGGCGCAAAAAACTCGATCCGCAAACGCTCGCCGGGCTCGTCAATGCGCCGCCGCGCCGGGTCGAAAAGCTGTTAGCGGAACTGGAAAAGGCGGGCGTTTTCAGCGCCACCAGACACGGCACGATCTACAGCCGCAAAATGGTGAGGGAGTCCAAGTGGCGTGCAAATGGCAAAAACGCTGCAAGAAAAAGATGGGCGCAAGTCGCTGAAAGTAAAGACGAAATCGAAAAGCGCATTAGGGGGTCTATGACTCCAGAATCCAGAATCCAGAATAAGCAAGAATCTTGTACGTCTCGACTCGACACCGCGCGAGCGGGGCGGCAAGGGCACGGCTCGACGGCCAAGCGCGATCACCCGGCCCGCGATCCCCCCGATTTCAGCAAGGAACCCGTTCAAGTCTCGGAGGCGCTCATGCGCACCCGCATCGTCAAGCATTGAACCGGAAAGAGATTAGCCGATGCACACGAAGGATTTTCTCGCTCAAGAACTGGAACACGCCGGGCTCCCGGAATTGGCGGAACGGGGCCGGCAGGGACTTTACCACGATTTCCTTTCGCCGCTCGATTTCCCGGACGCCGATCTGGCCAAGGCGGGGCAATCAGGCGGCGGCGTTGTAGATGCGGCACCGCAACGCGAGTTCGACGCCTCGAAAGAGGAAAGCGAGGAATAGGCGGCCAGCCCGGAGGGAAAAGCGGCATTCGATATGCTGACCAGCGGATCGATCGGGAGGCCGGAACGATGAGGGCGCTGCCAAACGTCTACCGTTCGGCCGCAGGGGCTTGTTTCGGCAACTTGGCCCCACCTTGAAATTTAGAAACGAGATCGCCATAACGGCTTGCAACTGAAAGGAAATGCCCCCAGTAAGGCGACAAATTCGGCATTCGACATTTGGGCCGCCCCGTCCGCCACTGGAGGCTTGATGCGTGGACACTCTCTCACCGAACGAACGTAGCGAGCGAATGGCTCGTGTCCGGGCGAAGGACACCGCACTGGAGCGCCGCGTCCGCAGCTTGGTTCACCGGCTCGGCTATCGCTATCGGCTCCACCTCGCCGGACTACCGGGGAAGCCTGATCTTGTGTTTCCCGGCCGCAGGAAGGTGATCTTCGTCCATGGCTGTTTTTGGCACCGCCATCCAGACCCAAATTGCAAGCTTGCTCGACTCCCGAAGAGCCGGCATGACTTCTGGATACCAAAGCTAGAGGGGAATCGCGCTCGCGACGAGCGGGTTGTTCAGGCACTAACGGATCAAGGCTGGAAGGTCTTGGAAATTTGGGAATGCCAGTCCAAAAATGCTGAAAATTTAGAATGCATGATTCGGGGGTTTCTTGATGCGGTCGATTGAGCTGTTCGTCGGAGCGGGCGGTCTGGGTATAGGCTCAAGCCAGGCCGGTTTCCATCCGTTAGCCGTAATCGACTGGGATCGATGGGCCTGCGATACAATACGGCAGAACCGCGAACGCGGCCTATCTCCAATGAAAGACTGGCCGCTGCACGAAGGGGACGTGTCGAAGTTTGATTTCAGCTCGGTAGCAGACACTGTGGATCTTATCACCGGTGGTCCGCCCTGCCAGCCGTTCTCAATGGGAGGGTTACATCGGGCATTTCTCGACAAGCGCGACATGTTTCCGCAGGCAATCCGCGCAGTGCGCGAGCTACGTCCTCGGGCGTTTGTCTTCGAAAATGTTAAGGGACTCACGCGCACGACATTCGCCAACTATCTTGAATACATTCGCCTCCAACTCCGCCACCCCGACCTGACTCAGCGCAAGGATGAGCCTTGGCTGGATCACCTCGCCCGTCTCGAGGATTTTGAAACCTCAGGCAAGCACGACGGACTGCACTACCGCGTCGTCATGCGCGTGCTAAACGCCGCTAACTACGGCGTTCCTCAGCGGCGCGAGCGCGTTTTCATCGTCGGCTTTCGTTCGGACACCGGAATCGAGTGGCACTTCCCCGAAGCAAGCCACTCCCAAGATGCGCTGCTGTGGTCGCAGTGGAGAAGCGGTGAATATTGGGACATCCATAAAGTGGCGAAGGGTCGCCGACCTAAGGTTTCGGCAAGCGCACTCCGCGCAACCAAACTGAAGGAAGCCCCCCGAGGCGACAGATGGCAGACTGTTCGCGACGCCATCTCCGACCTGCCCGATCCCGAACTGCAACGGGGAGTGTCGAGCGCTTACCACGACCATCGCTTCCAGCCCGGGGCGAGGTCATATCTAGGTCACACTGGCAGCCCTCTCGATGAGCCCGCTAAGACTCTCAAAGCGGGGGTTCATGGTGTCCCCGGTGGCGAGAACATGCTTCGTCGGCCGGACGGTTCAGTTCGCTATTTCACCGTCCGCGAGAGCGCGCGCCTGCAGACTTTTCCCGACGAGATGGTCTTTCACGGCTCGTGGACCGAGACGATGCGACAGCTCGGCAATGCCGTTCCGTGTCGCTTGGCTGAAGCGGTGGTCAGGCGGGTACGGGACTGCCTTACACAAACTTCATGACGCGCTCATACATGCGCCGAAGCGTTGGGTCGGCAAGGTCTCGACTCAATTCGACAGAGCGACGCGCTATCAGCTGAGCGGCCACGTCGGCACGCTCTGAACCGGCAGGGCGGCCTCCCCTTCCTGGGTGCAGGGCATCCCACAATCCCGTCTGACCCGTCATCCGGTTCTTGCCGACGACCTTGCTCCCAAAGCTCATGCCGTTCCAAGGAGGGCGAAACAGCCGGATCATGACCGACTCGGCTAGAGCGATATAGGCGTCGTTCAAGACCAAGTACCGGCACCGGAAGTCGTCCAGTTCCAGGTTCTCGACAGCCGCAATGGATCGGGAGTGTTCAACGATGCGGCCGAAGAGCTTGCGTTCGCCGCTGCCGTTCGGACTGAAGCCCTGTTTGGCGCTCTCGCCCGCTGCCTTGCCAATATAGATGGGGTACTTGAACCGGCCGTCGTCTAGCGTTCGCAGAGTCGAGTAGACCTCGTGGTCTCCGGAGTAGTAGAGGGCATAGACTCCCGCGCCGCTGAACGGCGTTTCAGGAGGCATCTTACTCAGCGGTTGCTCAAGGAGCTCCACCGCCAATGTGACGCCCACATTCTCAACAGCGAGCGGATCGAATTCTATAGAACCGGCCATGCGAGTCTAATGTCACATCGGCGACACCATCGCCATCAGGTCTCGGCTTACGCGCAGTGCTTATCCACCACGAATATACCCGGAGTAGCAGACAGTGGCGGGAATACGCGGAGCAACGGCCGATATGGGGTGGATTTTGAAAGAGTGGCCGGGCCTAGAACGGGGGAGCGGCGGGGGGTGTTCTAGGCCCGGCCCATTCCGGGTGCACCATAGTCGGCCCATGCGGGGGGGCAAGGGCGGCGGTTTACGTGGGATTTTCCCCGCCGATTATCCGACTCGCGTGGCGTTCTTTCGCAAGTTTTCACCAGCGCTCTGTTGCGATCAGCCACCCGGAATTTCAACAGATCGTCATCAGCCGGCCCTCACCCAAATCCAACCAACAGCGCACAGGAGAAGCGCTCCGAGTACGATTGCATTGATTGCATCAGCGTACAGCATGGGTTTGCTCCCTGAATTCGCAAGCGATCGAGGATAAACACGACGCGCAGCCGAGGTGAACGGCCATGGTCTCGTCACTGGGGTTCGTTCCCCGCCTCATGGTCCCCCACATCTATCATCGGGATGTAACCGCCCTTTAGCGCCTTGGCGGCCTCAACATCCGTCGATTCTGGGGGTTCCGGGTCGGCGTGGGGATAGGTGCCGGCGAACCGCTGCACCATGAACGTTACCAGTTCTAGTGGAACCGGGATTTCCGGCAAGGGTTCGCCGTCCCGGCGGTCGGGCATCGCATCGGAACAAATATCCAGCGCTTCCGCCTCGCTATAGCGGCCGGCTTGCGCGACCCGGTTCACATAGCCGAACCGGCCCGGCCCCCACCACTTCCGATGCTGATTCGACCATATTAGGTAAAGATTATTTGCACTCATGCCGCTTCATTCCCCCTAAATTTTAGGGCCAGCGCTTCTAGCGCCAGCGCGATGATCCTCGGCGCTCCCTCCAACGCATAGCGCTGCGAGGTGCGAAGCCCGATTCCCAAGGCTTTGGAGGCCTTGTGATGGTTCATTTCGAGGGCCGCAAGGGCCGTTTTGTATTCGGCTGCTGTCACGTTTCCTTGCCGATTTCTGCCAAACTGGCGCAATTCAATATTGACAGACGGCACCACAATCTCAACCATGGAACGCGCCAATTTGGCGAATATGCAAAGAAACCACGCTCAGGGTCAAGGGGCTGGCCGACATCGAACCGGAGGAAGGAACGCATGCAAGTTGTCGAATTCGATCAGGCGCGGCGCTTCAAGCTGGCGCGGGAAAAGGCCGGCATCAGTGAGTACAACTTCCGCAATACCTACGAACTGGTGGAATTCGTGGCGTCCGAAATCCGGGCCTCGAAAATCAAATATACCAAGCTCGCAAAGAGGGCTGATTGTCACCCCCACACCGTTTCGAAGATCGCCCATCGGGAAACCATGGTGCCCCGCGTCTCGACGGTGCTGAACATCCTTAAGGCCCTCGGCTACGAAATCTTCGTGAGGGGCTGACATGCCGACATCGTTCAGAAGATCGCCGATCAGATCGCCCATCACCGCGCCGAAATCCTACGGCTCGAATCCGCCCTCCAAGTTATCGCCGAGATGGGCGACAAATCGGCCGCCAGGGCGGCAGAAAAGCCGATGATCACCATTCGGAAAACCATCGATCATCAGGAGGCTGCGCCGGCCAAGAAACCTGCGCCACGCCGCAAAAAGCACAAGGTGGGCCCGGCCGCGATCGATGCGCGGGTTGTCGCTCATCTGAAAGCCAACGGACCAAGCCGCTCGATTGATATCGGCCAAGCGATTGGCATCGACTCGAAGCGGCTTTGGTCGCGGCTTTGGTTCATGAACAAGAGCCGAGCCATAAGCCGGGACGAAAGCGGTGTTTATCATCTGGTGCAAGAGGGCAGCGCCGATTCCGGTGCTGACGTGGAACAGGCGGCTTGAAAGGCTCCGTCATGCAACGGCAATGCGGCGAATGCACCCTCTGTTGCAAATTGCTGCCCGTTCCAGAACTCGAAAAGCTGGCGGGCGCCCGGTGCGCCCATTAGCGAAGCTATAAGGGGTGCGCGATCTATGCCGGCGCCCGCTCAGTTGCAAGATTTGGGCGTGCGTGTGGCTGGGAAACGCGGCGCGAGTCGTGTCAATGACGTGCCGTCGCGGCCTAATCAGCTACCGGAACTGCCTCCCACACCGTGAAGTATGCGCCCTGATACACTTCAAAGCGGCCGCTTCCTTGACCAGCTCCATGCGTATAAAAATAGCCGCAGGCCTCAAGCGAGGTGCTGGTTTGCTGAACCTCAGCGCCGGCTCCTCGGGAGCTCAACGCAGCATTCACCTTCGCGGTGTCCTTGAGGAGGACCCCCCCGGGAGAGGCGGACGCGCATAACGTGCAACTCTTAGCTGAATTGCCAGCGACCGAACCCACCTCACTCACGAGATAGGCGGTTTCATTGCACTGAAACCCAGCAGAGTCGTGTGGTACCTGGGAACGCCCACGCCGTTGTACTAAAGTGAACTTCTTAAGGACAGCCGGCGGTGGGAATAGCAGAGCTGGATGAGCCTGGTCATCGATGGACACGATCACTTGAGTGACCTGGCTACCACTCTTGGAAATGGCTAAAGGAACGTCCGTGAACTTACGGACGTCGCCTTCTGCGATGTTTTTTCCGTCGACCATGCCACCGATCGCTTTCACTACGTAGTGTCCCTTTTCAGGCGCGCGGTCGGACTGCGGCGTCCACCTGATTGTAAGGAAGAAGTCCTTCTCAGAAAACGCGGTAGCCGGGAATGAAATTGAAATGTTCCTTGCTGCAAGGCAGTCCCTGTACATTGTCGCACCCACGCCCGAGAGCTGGGTACGCAAGAAGGAAGCAGTAAGATCTCGAGAGAAATTGTATTCACTCTCCTTCAACAGATGCTTGGAGAAGGCCGTTGCGTCGCTAGCAGAAATCGAGACTGGCACCCCCTCGACAGGGAGACTGGCTCCGAAGCTGGTATTCGAACTCTCCGATGAGTCTTCGACTACTAGAGTGCGCGATGCAATCCTCACCATGTCCGAGATGTCAGTCCGCTCTATGTCTTGAATTGTGAAATCACGGGGATTGCACTGCTGAGCAGCCGCAGATCCGACCGCCACAAGCGCACCACTTCCGAATGCAGCTGTTCCAAACAGAATGGCGTGTAGTATCTGCGAACATCTCGGCATGGCGCCCCTCCTTTGCTCAACTACATGCTTTTTGCTCTGCTAACCAAGACATCTTACGCTGTTCGGGTGAATCCAACGATTAGACTCGACAAACATCAGAACGAGACTAACGACAACCTTCTGGCTGAGAGGGTTACACTAGTAGTGCGTGGTGAGACATTGCCTCCCAGAGGTGAAATATTGAGCCCCGACTCTATTATTTGTAGCAGGCGACTACCGAAAGCCGATAGCCGCAGTTGCCGCCCTTCCAACCCCATTCAGGTTTGGTGTAGGCGAGGCACTTCGGGCCGTATTTGACGCCGCAGACTTCTGGACAAATGATGCTGGTGCTCCAGCCGCCCTTGTTATTTTCATTGCAGGCGTGCTGATGGGTTGTGCCCGGCCAACCAGCTCGGTCTGTTGCGCACTCCCCGCCGTCCTCCCCCCAACAAACATTTACGGTCTTTTTGACCAAGGCCGCGTCTATATCGGAAGGATCGCCCGCGCTTTGGGCAGCGCTGTTAGAGACGCTTATTCCCAGCAATGCTAAAGCAATGACGATCCTGCGCATTCCGTCCTCCCGAGATACACGCCCCAGCAGTATGTTATAATCAGTTGCTCGAATTGCGAATGTATCCAAAAGGGGTATGGCAAGCGGAGGACGCCCCTCCCTGAGCAAGCCGCAAGTAGCGCTGGCGCCACCATCTCAAAGTGCAAAATCGGGCGAATTTCACATTTTGGTATAATCGGGGTGATCCGTTGAATCGCCCCGAGGAAAACACCCCGATGGCAAAGAGGAAACCGCGCAATAAGCACCGATCGTTGCGCGCCGTTACCGTCGATAATCCGTTCTACAGCCGCGCCCATGCTGGCACCGCTGGCAATCCGAAAAAGATCGATGCGGTTATCAACATCCGCCAAAGCGCCGTGATCATGCTTGCCTCCCGTGGCCGCCTTGACCCCGCCCAACTGGCCGCCGCCAACAAATTCGGCGCCCTATGGGAAACCATGGGCGGCAAGGGCGCCCCGGCGATCGATTACGGCCGGGAGCCCGTGGACGGCGGCCGGCGCACCGATCCGATTAAGGAAAGGCAAATGATCGCCGCCGATGAATTGCGCCGCGCCCGGCGCCGCCTGGACGATGCCGATCGCTATCAACTGGTCTGCCGGATATGCGGCGAGGGATATGCTTTGCATGAACTCGGCCGGTCGAGGCGCGGCAAGCTGGCCGCCGCCAACGAACTCCGCGAATGCTTGGATAAGCTGGCTGATATGTGGGGCTTTGCCACCCGGCGGCTATAATGGGCAAGCGACAGAGGGGCGAGGAAATGGCCGGCAGCGAATACGACATCGAAGGTATCGTCTTTATCCGCTTCGCATTGGTGGGAAGGCCCGTCTTGAACGGCCTTGCCGGCAAGGGCCAACGCCGACGCCGCGATCCGCACTCGGCGACACTGTTTGCCCGCGACATCGTGGCCGCACTACAGCGGAACATCAGCTTTCGGCGGCAAGGCGAACCCGTTGGCGAAGAGACGGTGGAGGAGTTTCTTCGGGAGGCGATTTGGCAAACTCCGATCGAGGCTTTCGTCGATTTGGTCGGCATCGACGCCGGACCACGGGACAAAGCGAAGCGGGAAGTGTCGAAAGCCCTCGCCGAAAAGCTCGCGGCCGCATTCGAGATCGTGGCTGAACCGGCATTCTATCACGGGCGCTCGGGCACCGGCCCGCTCGGTCCTAATGCTAGATGATGGCGCGGGATTAAAACTGTACGCCGCTGTCGGTCACTACATAAGCGGTGCCAAAGTGCTGATTGACCGTATCTGCGCAGCGCGCGGTCTTGTGTTGGAATGTTTCTGGCCCGGTCATTTTGGGAAGACCGCCCTTGCCATGCCGGAACGCCTGATAGGCGAAAAGCATCTGCTTGCATTCCTCCAATTTCGCTTGCGCCACTTCGGCGCTCTCTTGCCGGCTCTTTTGGAATTCCCCGTGGAAGAAATAGCCCACGAATCCGATCGCCGCCACGCATGCTGCCGCTATCAACACCTTCAGCATTGAGGTTTTGCGCTCTCGATGATTGAACCAGCCTTGTCGTATACACGCAGCAAATGCGCCGGTAAACATCTGTCATTTACCCTTGACAATAGCGCAAAGTTTCGTTGCCGAATTGACAGAGCGTGACCGAAAACCATATAAAGCGATTATATCCCTGCATTGTCACTAGATGAGGGAAGCCGGCCCCCTCGGTGGGCCTTGATCCCATGGGCAAACTGCGCGCATTGCAACCAAACTTGGCAAAGCTGGCACCGCGCATCAGCTACTTGCCGGGCGACGATAAGGCAAGGGATCGCCAGCGCCGGGCCACCCAACCATGGCGGGCTTGGTACAAGACGCCCCGATGGGAAAAGCTGCGGCAAGCGATGTTCCTCCGGGACAACTACGTGTGCCAGCGGTCCGGGGAACTATGCACAGGCAAGGCCCCGGCGCCGAATAGTCCGGTGGCCAACCACAAGACACCGCACCGAGGAAACCCCGCCCTCTTTTGGGACATCAACAATCTCGAAACGGTTTCCAAGCGGGTGCACGACTCCGAAATCCAGCGGGAAGAACAATCGATCCCGCGCGGCCACTGGGATTAGCGCCATGCCTTCGAATATCGCCTTTTCGGTCCTCGTCGTGGTCGGGTTCCTCGTCATCTTCGCTTTGTGTGCCGGGTTCATTCCGTGACCGAGGATTGGGCGGCGCGCGTCGAGGTCAGCACCGCGCACGCCGATTTCTTCGTCCGAAATCTAAGGTGGAGGTTGCGCTTAACTTCGACCACAGTGATTTACTGGCGCTCGCGAATCGCAGTTTTTGGCCGGGGGAAAATGGATGTTTGAACGACGCACTGTTTTCATCGTTGGTGCTGGTGCGAGTCGCGAAATTAACTTCCCGATGGGCGCTGAACTCACCGGCATAATAGCCAAGAAAGTTCACATAGCTTTCAGCAACGGATGGGAACCTTCGTCCGGCGACAACAAGGTGATCGCAGCCATCAAGCACCACCTGAATCAAAAGGGTGAGCGCGACGGGAACCCGTACTACCAAGCCGGAAGATCCATTGCGGCTGGCATGGCTCAAGCAATTTCAATCGACAATTATCTCCACGCCCACGCGGATGAGCAGCTGATCACATGGGTGGGTAAGCTTGGCATCGCTGCCAGCATCTTAGAAGCTGAAAATCGAAGTAAGCTAGCGGTGAATCGCGAGCGCGAGACCGTCGATCTGAGCGCCGTATCGAACAGTTGGTATACACCATTCTTCCAAATGCTGACGGAGGGCGTCCAGCGAACTGCTCTAGATGGCATCTTCGACAACGTGGCTTTCATCACATTCAACTACGACCGATGCATCGAGCATTATCTGATGCACGCCTTGGCCAACTACTTCCGGATTGACCAGAAAGAAGCGCAGGCCCTAGTGCATCAATTGAGGGTCGAGCACCCTTACGGCCAAGTAGGCCGATTGCCTTGGCAGAACCCCAGAGGATCAACCTCCTTCGGCAAGGATTTCCATGGCCAGGACCTTCCAGAGGTCGCCGGACAGATCAGGACGTTCACCGAACGGATCGAAGATGGCGACATGCTTGAGCGAACCAGGAGGCTAATTAGCGAGGCTGATGTTGTTGTTTACCTAGGATTCTCCTATGGCGATATGAACATGGAACTGCTCTCTGTCGACCAAGCAGAAGAGCGGGCCATTTTCGGAACGAGCTTAGGAATTTCAGCGCCTAACAAGAAGGTGATTGAGCGGGATATCATTAATTCCATGGGTCCTGAAGAAGATGTCGTGAAGTCCGTCGAGCTTGCCGATATGACGTGCGCGGATTTCCTAAGGGCCTATTGGAAGCCTATCATGCGCGGGATTTAACTTCTCCTAAGGCGGCACATGCGGCCGGCCCGGCGACGTCAGCTTTTGTCCTGCAAAGGAAATGCCGAAAGCTGCTTGCGCCACAACATCGCTGCGATGCGAAGGGGGGGTGGGCAAAACTTCAAAGGCCCTTGGCCAGCGGGGCCCGCGCGGGTGCCATGCGGAGAATTTTTTCTCCCCCGAAAAAACGGCGAGAGAGGTTTTTTGAAGTCCGTGGATGGAAAAACCGAAAAATGGCCGGCATTCAATGTCGAGCGGCGGGTGATATCGGGCCTCAATCCCTATGCCAACAATCCGCGCACGCATTCCGACGACCAGATTGCGCAGATCGTCGCCAGCATCGAGGAATTCGGCTGGACTCAGCCGATCCTGATTGACGAGGAGGGCGGCGTGATCGCCGGGCACGGGCGGCTGATGGCGGCCAATCGCCTGGGCGTGATCGATGTCCCGGTGATTGTCGCGGCCGGCTGGACCGAGGCGCAAAAGCGGGCCTATGTGATCGCCGACAATCAGCTTGCGCTAAATGCCGGATGGGACCCGGAATTGCTCCGCGTCGAAATCGGCGCGCTTGACGAGCTTGGGTTCGACAGGTCGCTCCTCGGGTTCGACGACGATTATCTCGCCGATCTATTCGCCGAGCCGGCCGAGCCCGAACCGCCGAAGGCATCACTTGCGGACCGCTTCGGCTTGCCGCCATTCACGGTGCTGAATGCCCGCGAGGGCTGGTGGCAGGATCGCAAGGCGGCGTGGCTGGCGCTCGGGATCAAATCCGAGCTTGGCCGAGGCGAAAACCTCTTGCAATTTTCCGACACCATCAACGAGCCCGATCCGGCCAAGCGGGCCGCCAAGCGCAAGGCGAACGGCAAGGGCGCCGCCCGGACCTTCGGGCAGGATTTGATGCGCGGCGAGCATCGCGTGGGCGAAACGGCAAGCCTCAAAGGCGGCCTGACGCTCGGCACAACTGCCGATCCTTACCGGGCGAAGAAGCGCAAGGCGAGGGCCGCCGAATGACGCGCGCGATCCAGACGCAAGAATGGGTGCAGGATAAGATCGCCCGGGGCGATATCGAAGGCGGCATGTCCGCCGGGCAATCTGGCACCTCGATCTTCGACCCGGTGCTTTGCGAGCTCGCCTATCGCTGGTTTTGCCCCCCGGGCGGCCCGATCCTCGATCCGTTCGCCGGGGGATCGGTGCGCGGGATCGTCGCAAGCAAGCTTGGCAGGCCCTATCTTGGAATCGATTTGTCGGCCCGGCAGATCGCGGCCAATCAGGAACAGGCGGCGAGGATATGCGGCGCCCCGGAACCGCGCTGGATCCACGGCGACAGCCGCGACATCGATAGCCTGGCCGCCGGGCATTCCGCCGATTTCATTTTCTCCTGCCCCCCCTATGCTGATCTTGAAATCTATTCCGACGATCCGCGCGATTTATCGACGCTGGCCTACCCGGATTTTCTCGAGAGTTATCGCGAGATCATTGCCAAAGCCTGTGCGCTTCTGAAAGACGACCGCTTTGCCTGTTTCGTCGTCGGCGACGTGCGCGGCAAGGACGGCGCCTATTACGGCTTTGTCCCGGATACCGTCGCGGCCTTCCAGGCGGCCGGTATGAAATTCTACAATGAGGCGATCCTTGTCACCGCCGCCGGCTCCTTGCCGATCCGCGCCGGCAAGCAATTCGAGGCCAGCCGCAAGCTCGGCAAGACGCATCAGAATGTGCTGGTCTTTTGCAAGGGCGATCCGAAGAAAGCCACGGCGGCAATCGGTCCGGTCGAATTCGGCGCGATTTCCGAGGGCGGCGACGACGCCGAATATGGCGAGGCGCTGTGACGGCGCCGGTCGTCAAGGTCCATGACGGGGTTCACGTCGTCCGCGACGATCTATTCCCCGGCGGCACCAAGGCGCGTTTCATTCCGCTGCTTTTCGAGGATGCCGACGAACTGGTTTATGCCAGCCCGCCCGAAGGCGGCGCACAGACCGCGCTGGCGCATAGCGCCGGCCAGCTCGGCAAGCGCGCAACCATCTTCGTCGCCAAGCGGCAGACGCCGCACCGCCGCTCGATGATGGCCAAGGCGCTTGGCGCCAAGGTCCTACAGGTCTCGCCCGGATACCTCTCTGTTGTCCGGTCGAGGGCGCGCCGCTACGCGGCAGATCGCGGAGCCCAATTATTGCCGTTCGGGCTCGATGTGCCGCAAGCCGGCCCGCTGATCGCTGCGGCGGCGCGCATGATCGATGTCGTGCCGGACGAAATCTGGTGCGCGGCCGGATCGGGCGTGCTGGCGCGCGGGCTGAAAGCGGCGTGGCCAAATGCAAATTTGCATGTCGTCCAGATCGGCAAAGCGGTCAGCGCGGATCAGGTCGGCGGCACGGTGCATGTCCACCCTCTCGGCTTCTCCGATTGCTGCAAGAGCAGCCCGCCTTTCCCGAGCGATCCGCATTACGACGCGAAGGCTTGGGAGATATGCAAAGCTCGGCGCGGGGCCGGGCTGGTGCTATTCTGGAATGTGACCGGCGAGGCTCACTCGGCGATGAAGGTAAGCAGCTGATAGACCGCGAAAGCGACCGTTGTGCCGACAAGCGCCGGGCCACCGATGGGGTGGGAAAAGGCGGGTTCAAGGACTGAAAGAACGAATTGCATGGGTCGGTTCTCCGGGTTGGGCGCGCCGCATTGGCGTGCCCAGACACCTATAGAGACCACGGTTCGAAGCAACTCCTAACTTATTGATTTTGCTTCTTTTTGGTCGCCCGTGGATGCGCCCGCCTTATTCGGCGGGCGTTTCGGTCGCGGGGGACGCGGCCGGGGCCTCGGATGCTGCCGCCTTGGCCTCGGCCTTTGCCGCCTTGCGCTGAGCCTCAAGGGCGATCACCGCAAGGTGTCGGTACTTATCCATTGCTTTCGGCGAGGAGGAAACCGGGTTGATCGGATAGGCTTTGAGCGCCTTGATGTCGCCCTTTTCGACAAGGGCGGCGACCTCATCAAGCTTCTTGCGGAACCGGGCATGGGTCGCGGCCGAGAAATCCGGCTTCGGCGGCACAATGCCGGCCTCCGCGTCGGCGACGATCTGGGCGCGCTTGCCGAGCGCCTTGTCGGCCTTTTCAGCTTTCGGCCCTTTCGGGGCCTTGGCGGGCTTTTCCGCCTTGGCCGGCTTTGCCGGCTTTGCCGGCTTTTCGGCCTTGGGCGCTTTCGGCGCCTTGTGCGGCTGGCCGGAGATTACCGTCTGATTACCGGCTGCGTCGAAAGCGGTGATGATTGGCTTTGCCTTGGCCTTCGGATGCTCGGTCGAAAGCATTTCCGCAAGCTGCTCGATTTCGTCGCGGGTCGTCCCTTCGATGGTGGCGTATTCGCCCCGGCCGAGGAAAAGCGATGCCGTAAAGCGGACGGCGTTTGCCAGGACTTCGGCGTTGTAGGCTTCCGGCGAGGTGAGGGTCGGCGTGTTCATTTCGGTTTCCTTCCTTGGGTTGGGCCGCCTCATTGGCGGTGCTCGACACCTATAGAGACCCGCGTCTGAAGCAACTCTAAGTGGTTGGTTTTACTGCAAAAACGAGAAGAAAATGAAAGAGGCAAAAAGCAAGGCCGGTCGGCCGGCGCATGAGCCGAGCAATAAGGACCGGCAAATGGTCGAAGTCCTATCCGGCTATGCGGTGCCGACTGCGAAAATCGCAAGCGTGCTCGGCATCTCGCAAGCAACGCTATTCAAGCACTACCGGCGGGAGCTTGATCGGGGCAGCGGATTGGTGGAGGCCAAGCTGGTTGCAAATCTGTTGCGGATCGCCAGCGGCAGCGACGGCACGGCATTAAAGGCGATCACGTTTTCCCTGACGACCCGCTTCGGCTGGTCGCAATACGTGCCGCGCCCGGATGGCGACGAAAAGCCGCTCGGCAAGAAAGAGGCCGCGAACGTGGCCGCCCAAACCGCCCCGCCTGATTGGGGCCGGTTGTTGCAGTGAACGCTTGGGATTTCGCTTGCCCGGATTGGGCGGATCGGCTCCGCGCGGGTAAATCGCTGATCCCGGATTTGCCGTTGGATGCCGGCGAGGCGGCGCGGGCGATGGGCATTTTCGACAAGCTCCGCTTGCCCGATGTGCCCGGACAGCCGGCAATGTCCGAGGCGGCCGGCCCTTGGCAGCGGGATATCGTGCGGGCGATCTTCGGTTCCCTGATCGATGGCCGCCGGATGGTGCCAAGCGTCTTTTGCATGGTGCCCAAGAAGAATTCGAAAACCACGGGCGGCGCGGCGATCACGTTGACCGGCTTGCTGATGAATTCGCGCCCGCGTGCCGAGTTCATCTATGTGGGGCCCACCCAGGAGGTTGCCGATCTGGCCTTCCAGCAAACCGTCGGCATGATCGAGGCGGATGAATACCTGAGCACCCGGTTTCACATCGCCCACCACACGAAGACGATTCAGGATCGGCGCAACAAAGCCCGGCTGAAAGTCAAAACCTTCGACATGAAAGTGGTCACGGGTTCCAAGCCGGCTTTCGTGTTGCTCGATGAATTGCACCTCATGGCGACGATCAACGGCGCCGCGCGGGTGGTCGGTCAGATCAGGGGCGGCCTTTTGCCCAACCCCGAGGCGGTGCTGATCATGATCACGACGCAATCCGACGAGCCGCCGGCCGGCGTGTTCAAAGCCGAGCTACAGTATGCGCGCGGCGTTCGGGATGGCCGGATCAAAAGCGGGCGGGTGCTCCCGATCCTGTACGAATTCCCGGAGGAGATGCAACGCAGCGCGGCATGGCGGGAGCCGGAACACTGGCCGATGGTGCTCCCCAACCTTGGGCGCTCGATCCAGCTTGATCGCTTGATTGAAGATTACGAGGCGGCGCGGGAAAAGGGCGATGAGGAAGAACGGCGGTGGGCAAGCCAGCACCTCAACGTTGAGATCGGGGTGGCGCTCCATAGTGACCGCTGGATCGGCGCTGATTACTGGCTTGGCGCCGAGGATAAATCGATCACGCTCGATTCACTGATCGCCGACTCGGATTGCATCGTGTTCGGCATCGATGGTGGCGGGTTGGACGATCTGTTCGGGCTGGCCGCAATCGGCCGGCACAAGATCACCAAGCATTGGCGCCTCTGGACGCACGCATGGGCCCATCCCGACGTGCTTTCCCGGCGCTTGGAAATCGCCGACCGGCTCCATGATTTCGTGGCCGATGGCGATCTAACCATCTGCGACGACGCCACCCAAGATTTGCGGGAAGTGGCGGCGATCATCGCCCGCGTTCGCGATACCGGGCTCTTGCCGGAAAAGGCCGGCGTCGGCCTCGATCCGATTGGCGTGGCCGCAATGATCGATGAACTGGCCGCGCGCGGGATCGCCGGGGATCAGGTCGTTGCCGTGCCGCAAGGCATCCGGTTGACCGATGTGGCCCACGGCATGGAACGCAAGCTTAAAGACGGAACCCTCTGGCACGCCGGTCGGCCGCTCATGGCGTGGTGCGTCGGCAATGCCAAGATCGAGCAAAGGGGCAATGCGGTGCTGATCACAAAGCAAGCATCGGGCAAGGCCAAGATTGACCCGCTGATCGCCGCTTTCGACGCCGGCAAGCTGATGTCGAACAATCCCGAGGCGGCCGGCGCCGGGATGGATGATTACTTCCGAGCCTTGGCGGGTGTCGCGGCGTGAACATGTTCCGCAAAATGGCGCAAGTGGTGCGCCGGCTGCTCGTTCGCGATGTGGCGGGCTGGTATCCAGATGGCCACCAATCCGACGCCGGGGAGGTGATCACCGAGCCCGGCGTGCTGGCGATCTCGTCTGTTTGGGCGTGCGTCAATCTGCTGGCCGGCACCATCGCCACAATTCCGCTGATGGTCTACCGCACCAACAGCAAGGGCGAGCGCACGTTGGCGCGGAATCATCCGCTGTTCCGCATCCTCCACGATGCACCCAACTACGATCAGACCGCGGTCGATTTTTGGGAGTTCACCTGCGCCTCCGTTGAACTTTGGGGGAATGCCTATGCGCGGATCACCCGGCAAAACGGGGAGATCACCGGGCTTGTCCCGATCCGCCCCGACATCATAAGCGTGCGGCGGCTGGAAAACGGGACGCTGGAATATCGCTGGTCCAAGGATGGCAAGCAATTTGTCGAGACCGATCAGACGATGTTGCACATTCGCGGCTTCGGCGGCGATCCGCTCGGCGGCATGTCGACATTGCATTTCGGCCGGCATGCGTTCGGCCTGGCTCGCGCCATCGACAAGGCGGCGGCCGGCACATTCGGCAATGGCCTTCTTTCGCAAGTGGCGCTGACATTTGATCGCTGGCTCACGGCCGAGCAGCGCGAAACGGCGGAAACCAAGCTTGTCGAGAAATACGTCGGCGCCAAGAACGCCGGCCGCCCGATCATCCTTGAGGGCGGCACCAAGGCCGAGGCGCTTTCGATCAAGCCCGAAGACGCGCAAATGCTCGAATCGCGCGGGTTCTCGGTGGAGGAAATCTGCCGCTTCTTCGGGGTGCCGCCGTTCATGGTGGGGCACACCAGCAAGTCCACCAGTTGGGGCACCGGGCTTGAACAGCAAACGCTCGGTTTCCAGAAATTCACCCTTCGCCGCCGCCTAAAGCGGATCGAGCAAGCTTGCGAAAAACAGTTACTCACCCCGGAGGAACGGGCGCGGGGCCTCACTATCGAGTTCAACCTTGAAGGCTTGCTGCGGGGCGACAGCGCCGCCCGCGCATCGTTCTATCAATCGGCGCTCACCAACGGGTGGATGACAATCAACGAGGTGCGCGCGCTGGAAAACATGCCCGGCGTGGAGGGCGGCGATGTGCCGCGCATGCAAATGCAAAACGTGCCGATCACGGAGGCGGGGAAACAGCAGCAAGCGGCGCTCCCGCCGCCCGGCGATGATCAGGAATAGGGCCCATGAAAACCAAGGAATTTACCCTCCAAGTCAAAGAACTGAGCGAGGATGGCACATTCGAGGGGTACGGCTCGGTTTTCGGCAACGTTGACGCCTATGGCGAAAAGGTGATGCCCGGAGCGTTCGTGGAAAGCCTGGCCCGGCATCGCCGCGAGGGCACCAGTGTTCTCATGCTCTGGCAACACGACCCCAATAACCCCATTGGGGTTTGGGATGATCTGGCCGAGAATGCCAAGGGCCTTTACGCAAAGGGCTCGCTGATCCTTGAGGTTCAGAAAGCCCGCGAGGTTCATGCGCTGATGATGCGCAAGGCGATTGGCGGCCTTTCCATCGGATATCGCGAGGTGGAGGCCGAGCCGGATGGCAACGTGCGGCTTCTGAAAAAACTCGATCTTTACGAAATCTCCCCGGTCGCGTTCCCGGCCAACCGCCGGGCGCGCATCGAGGCCGTGAAATCCGCACGCATGGAGGAGTTTGCCCGCCGGTTGCGCGATGGCGAACCGCCCCCCGTCAAAGAATTCGAGGATATCCTGCGGGATGCAGGGGTCCCGAAAGCCATGGCCGTACAGATCGCCTCTGTCGGCTATGCGAAGGCCATTCGGAGGGAGTCCGAGGGCGATCAGGCGAACGACCCGGCCGCATTCTTGAAGGCACTTCTGCGCGGCTGATTTTTCACCTACCACCCGAAAGGACACGGCTATGCCCGACCCGACCGAGAAAACGGTCGAGGAGTTGGCGCTTGAGGTCAAAAGCCAACTCGACCGAACCACGCAACAGGTTAAGGAGATCGCCGAAAAGGCGCTCGCCGAGGCCAAGAACGGCTCCGAACTGGCCGAATCCGTCAAGGAAAAGGCGGATGAGGCGCTGACCGAATTTAACGGGCTCAAGGCACGGGTTCATGAGATCCAACAGCGCCTTGATCGGGGCGAAGGCCCCGGCAAGACCGAGCCCGAGAAATCGTTCGGTGAACAGTTCATCGAAAATCAGGCGGTCAAGGATTGGGTCTCCACCAGCCCGACCAAAGGCAAAACCGACATGCGGTTTAAAGCCACGATCACGTCCGCAACCACTGATGCGGCGGGATCGGCCGGGGCTGGCGTTCAGGTCACCCGCTTGCCGGGCCTCCTGGAATTGCCCCAACGCCGGCTCACGGTGCGCGATCTGATCTCGCCCGGCCGGATGGACGGCAATTCGCTGGAATACGTCCGGGAAACGGGATTCACCAACTCGGCGGCCCCGGTTGCCGAGGGTGATCCCAAGCCGCAATCCGACCTGAAGTTCGATCTGGTGACCACCAGCGCCAAGGTCATCGCCCACCACATGAAGGCCAGCCGGCAGATCATCGATGATTTCTCGCAACTGCGTTCGATCATCGACCAGCGGCTCCTTTATGGCCTCGCCTATGTCGAGGAGGGCCAACTCCTGAACGGCGACGGAACCGGCCAGAACTTGCACGGGATCATCCCGCAAGCCACGGCATATGCCGCCGCCTTCGCACCATCGGCGCCAACCGCAATCGACACGTTGCGGCTGGCCATGCTCCAAGCGGTGTTGGCCGAATACCCGGCCACGGGCCACGTCCTGAATCCCACGGATTGGGCGCGGATCGAACTCACCAAGGACACCACCGGCCGTTACATCATCGGCAATCCGCAGGGCACCATCGGGCCGACCCTTTGGGGCCTCCCGGTTGTCGCCACTCAGGCGATTGCGGTCGATAAGTTCCTGACCGGCGCGTTCCGCCTTGGCGCCCAACTGTTCGACCGTTGGGATGCCCGCGTGGAAGTTGGATACGTGAACGATGATTTCACCCGGAACCTCGTCACGATCCTTGCCGAGGAACGCTTGGCGCTGGCCGTGTATCGGCCGGAAGCGTTCATTTACGGCGATCTTGGCTTCGTCGCCTGATCGAAAGGAGGGGGCGGCCCAGGAGCCGCCCTTTTCGCTTTTTGAAAGGGAGAAACACCCATGGCCGTATATCTCGTAAAGCGCCAGCACCTTGGCGACCGCATGTATTTGCCCGGCGATACCCGCCAAGCGGGCGAAAGCGAGGTCGCGCATCTGGTAAAGGCCGGCGTTCTTCGTAAGGCCCCGGCCGGCGGCGGCAAGCCCGCTGAAACTGGCAAGCCAGCCGAAACCGGCAAGCCACCGAAGGCGGAATCCGGCGCGCCGAGCAACAAGGCGGAAACCGGGGCGCCGAAGAACAAATGAAAATCGATCACCGCCCCGTCCAGATCACCCCGCCGGCCGGCCCGCCGATCACGCTGGCCGAGGTTAAGGCCGCCTTGAACGTTCGGCACAATGACGATGACACTCGGCTGACGAACGAAATCAACGCCGCCGTTTCGCACTATGAGGGCTGGAACGGCATCCTCGGCGGGGTTGTGCTGGCCGAGCAGGGATGGAGCCAAGATTTCGACCGGATCGAGCAAAAGCTGTATCTGCCGCTCCGCCCGCTCCGGGAAATAACCGGGATCACGTGGCGCGATGAGGAAGGCACGGAGGCCACCATCGGCGCCGAGAATTATTCGCTGTTCACCGATGCCGGCGGGCGGCCTTATGTGCGGTTCGACGATGCCTATCAGTTGCCCGCCTATCTCTACGAGGTGGCCGGCGCCTCCGTGGCCTACACGGCCGGCTATGAGACCGTCCCGCAAGACATCAAATCCGCGATCATCTTCCGAGTTCAGTTGCACTATGACGAGGCCGCCTCGGGCGACGGCGAAAACCTCAAGCGCATCGAAAAGGACCTGATCGCCAAATATCGGCCGCCGGGGTTTTGATCATGGCAAGAGTTCGTTTCACCCGCGATTTCGATTGGAAGCCCACGGCGCAATCGACAATCGCTTACAAGGCGGGATTCACCGGGACCGTGAAAGCCAGTTGCGCCGAGGATGCGGTGCGCGCTGGCGCGGCTGTTCATGTGGAACCGGCCAAGGCTGGAAAGCCCGATGGCGCGGACACCTAAAGCCGGCGATCTGGTGCACCTTGTCGCCTTCGACACGCGCACCGTGATTGACGACGGCGCCGGCAACACCGTTTCCGGGCCATTCGCCGAACAGTTCCGGGATCGGGCTGCGTTCAATCATCGCGGCGGATCGGAGGCCGTGATGGCCGCCCGCCTTCAAGGCCGGCAAATCCTCGGGGTGTATCTCCGGTCATCGACGCTAACGCGCCAGATCACCACCGATTGGCAAATGCGGGATGTGCGCGAGGGCACCGCCTATGCAATCGACGCGGTGGACACCGAAACCGACCCGAAATGGGTTTACCTGATCGTGGAATCGGGCCGGGCGCCATGACCAAAATTCTCGGGCTCGCCCGCCTTGATCGCAAGTTGGCCCGCGTGGCGGCCGCATCGAAGGCTGAAATCCGGGCGGCCATGGAACGGGCGGCCGAGGATATGGTCGCCACCATGAAAAGCCTTGCCGCGAAGGATTCCGGGGCGCTCCGCGACAGCATCGGCTGGACGTGGGGCAAGGCGCCCAAGGGCGCCGGGATCGTGGCGCAAGCAAAATCCCGGATCGCCGCCGATCTGACGTTGACGATCTATGCCGGCAACGCCGAGGCATTCTATGCCCGCTGGCAAGAATTCGGCACGGCTACCACCCCGGCAAACCCGTTCTTTTTCGTCTCGTATCGCGCCCACCGCAAAGGCGCCAAGAACCGCATACGGGCGGCCACCCGCAAGGCGGCAAGGAAAGCGGCCACCGGATGACATCACCGAGCTACGAATTGCAAGTGGCGGTGGTCACGCGCCTAAAGGCCGATCCGGCCACAATCGCCATTGCCGGCGCCCGGATTTACGACACCGTGCCATCGGAGGCCCAACGAACCGCCGCCACGGGTGCAGCCTGGCCGTATGTGTCCCTCGGCCCAAGCGATGAAAACAGCGACGACGCCGAGTGCATAACCGGCTTCGAAATCAGCTTTCAAATCGATTGCTGGTCGCGGGCGCCCGGCTTTCCCGAGGTGCGGCGGCTGGCTGATGCCGTGCGGATCGCCCTCCACGATTACGAATTTGCGCTGCCGGTTAATGCGCTGGCGCAATTGGAGCACCGGCAAACCCGGTTCTTCCGCGATCCCGATGGCCTCACATCGCACGCCGCCATGACGTTCGCGGCATTCATCGAGGCCGCTTAGGGCCGATCAAAACCCGACTCAAGAAATCCACCGATCCCCGCCGCCCGGCGGGGTGCTCCCGCCGCCATGCTTTGAAAGGACACCACAATGGCTGCACCTACCACCGCCAAGTTTGGCAAATTCCGGGTTCTTCTCGGCAACGGGGCGGAACCGGAAGTCTTCGCCGCACCGTGCGGTTTCACCTCGAAATCGTTGGCGCTTTCCAAAAACCTGAGCGACATCAACCTCCCGGATTGCGACGATCCCGACGCGCCGGCATGGGTTGGCCGGGATGTGGAAAGCCTCACGGCATCGATCACGGGCGAAGGCGTGATGGCTCAGGAATCCGCCGACTCTTGGATGGATGCCTACGAGGACACGGATTCGGTCAGTGTGAAGGTGGAAATCGAGATGCCCACCACGACATGGACCTATACCGGCAAAATGCATCTGTCCTCGCTCACGCTGAACGCTGAACAAGGCGGGCGCATCCAAGCCAACGTCGAAATGCAAAGCGACGGGCCGCTGATCAGGACTTCGGCCGCGACAGCACCATGAGCCGCGATGCATCGATAACACTGGCTTGGGCTGACGATGATTACGTGTTTCGCCTCGCATGGGGCGAACTGGTCAAGCTCCAAGAGGCCACGGGATTCGGCCCGCCGTTCATCCTTGATCGGATGGAGGGGCGGGTTCCGAATGATTCATGGCACATGGAGGATGTTTCCCACATCATCCGCCTCGGCCTGATCGGCGGCGGGCTTGAACCCGCCAAGGCGCTGAAACTCACCCGGCAATATGTCGAGAGCCGGCCGCCGATGGAGAATGTCAAATATGCCCACGCCATCCTTATGGCCGGGCTGTTCGGCGCGCCCGATGAGGACGCCTTAAAAAAAAACTTCGCGGCCGAAACAGCGAACGAATTGACAGCCTCCCTAACGGAAAATTCCGCGTCGGACACATCTACGGCGCCGCCGCCGCCATAGGCTTTTCCCCGGCCGAGGTGGATCGCATGAGCCTCTGGCAAATCGGGGAAGTTTTCGAGGGATACGCAAGGGCGAACGATCCCAACGCCGGCAACGAACTGTCCCCCGCCGAGGCCAATGACCTTTGGCAATGGTTGCAATCTGACACCGTACATTGAGGAACCCACGTGGCCACCGATCTTGAGCGCCTCGTCGTTCAACTGAGCGCCGATGTGAAAAGCTATGAGCGCGAGATGGCCCGCGCGCGCGGTGTAACCAACCGCGAAATGAGTGCCATCGAACGCCGCGTCAAGGCGATGAACCGCAACATTAGCAACATCGGCGCGGGGTTCGGCCGGGGCATGGCCGCGCCGCTGGCCAGTGTTGCCGGGGCGCTGAGTGTTGCCGAGGTGATCAAATACGCGGACGCTTGGAAGCGGGCCGGCAATCAGTTGAAGGTTTCCGGCATCCCGGCCAATCAGATGGCCGCCACGCTGGACCGCCTTTACGATATCGCCCAAGGGGCGGGCACCGATCTTGGATCGACCGTCACACTGTTCTCGCGCCTGTCGCAATCGGCCAAGGAACTCGGCGCCAACCAGCAAGACCTTTTCCGGTTCACCAAGGGCGTCGGCGATGCCTTGAAGGTGGCGGGCACCGATGCGGCCTCGGCCAGCGGAGCGTTGCTGCAACTCAGCCAAGCCCTTGGCGGCGCCGTGGTGCGGGCCGAGGAATTTAATTCGATCAACGAGGGCGCCCGGCCGATCCTACAGGCGGTTGCCGATGGGCTGGACACGGCCGGCGGTTCGGTTTCGAAACTCCGCGAGCTGGTCATTGACGGCAAGGTTTCCTCCCAAGATTTCTTCAACGCGTTCTTGAAAGGATCGAGCGGGCTGGCCGCACAAGCGCAACAGGCGTCAACCACGTTCGGCCAAGCCTTCGTCAAGATCGAGAACGCTTTCACGAAATACATTGGCCAGACCGACGAAGGGCTCGGCGCCTCGCAACGGCTGATCAAGGGGCTGGAGTCGCTGGCCGACAATTTCGACTCCACGGCCGACAAGGCCATTGCCTTCGCATCGATCCTTGCGGCCGGGCTGCTCGGCCGTTCGATAACCCGGATGGTGTCCAGCCTCCTAGAAGGCGGAAGCGCGATCCTGAAATTTGCCAGCGCGATCAGGACGGCGCGGGCCGCCGCCGCCGGGGGAAGCTTGCTTGGCGCGTTCGGCGCCGCCGCCGGGCCCTTGGGCGCCGCAATCGGGGTTGCCGCTGGTGCGGCGGTGTATTTCGCCACCAGCGCGGCCGAAGCGGCGGAAAATTCCGAAACAGCGGCGCAAAAGGCTGATCGCTATGCGGAGGCGTTGAAACGGGTCAAGGGCGCCGCCGAGGGCGCTAGCGAGGCGGTTGCCGAAAGCGGCAAGAAGTTTGTCGAGACCGAAACATTCCGCCTCGGGCAACAGGTCAAGGGCGATATCGACGAATACAAGGCCGCCGCCGCCGACGTGCGCGAGGCCGCGCAAAGCGCCTTGGATCGCCTGAACGAAGTTCGCGACCAGTATGGGAATGATCCGGGGTTCAAGGCGCAAGTTAAGGCGCTCGAAACGCTCCGGGATTCGCTGGATGGAACCGCCGATGGCGGGGTGAAGGCGCAAGAGGCGCTAAACTGGCTTGCCAAGGATGATGTCAGCTTTGAGGGCCTCGCCAACCGGCTAAACCCGCTTCTGGACAAGCTGATCGGCATTGGCCAAGCGATCAAGGAAGCTCGCGAGGAAATGGCCACGCTCGGCCAAACCGACGTGACCAAGATGATTCCGCGCGAGTCCGCACAAGAGGCGGCGGAATCGAACCGGCAAAAGCGTTCCGCCGCATGGCTGGCCGAACAGCAAGCGCTGGAACTCCGATCCCAGAAGGAAAAGGAGATCGCCGCCCTAACCGAAAAGCTCTTGAAAGATGCGGAAAAGGCGGGCGAGTCGATCACCGAGGCCGAGGCGGCGGCGTCGGCGCGGGCCACCGTCGAAAAGAAAGTGGCGCAAGAGGCGGCCGAGCGCAAAAGCAAGGAAGCCGCCGGGGCGCTCGATGATGCCCGTAAGGCACTGATCGATACGGCGCAGAAGTTCCAAGGGTTCAGCGAACACGCGCCCGGCCAGCGCGATTCATTGCGGGATTTCTTCAAAGCGGCCAACATGAACGTTGATCCGAAGATGACCGCGTGGTGCGCGGCCTTCGTTAACGCCGTCCTGGCCGCCAACGGTTTGCCGGGCTCGGGCTCGCTCATGGCCCGGTCGTTCCTTGATTACGGCACGGCCACCCAAGAACCGCAGCCGGGCGATCTGGTTATCCTCAAGCGCGGCCGGGGCAATGTGCAAGGCCATGTCGGGTTCTACATGGGCGCGGCCGAGGGCGGCGGCATTCGCGTGCTCGGCGGCAATCAGGGCGACAAGGTTAGCGAGAAAACTTTCAGCGCGGCCGATGTGCTCGGCTACCGCCGAGTCCCCGGCGCCGGATCGGAAAGCCTTTCCAAAGAATTCGAGCTTCGAAACAAGAACCTCGAAACGATCCGCGAAACGATGGCGGCGCTTCAAGCTGAAACGGCGGCGATCACCGCTGAGGGCTGGATGCTCAACGCCACCAATCAGGAGCGCGAGCGCGAGCGGGTGATCCGCGAAACCTTGGCCGAACTGCAACGGCAAGGGATCGAAATCACGCCGCAACTCCGGGCGCAAGTGGAGGCCGAGGCGCAAGCCCGATTCCAAGCGGTGGCCGCCTACGATGCGCAAGCCGCCGCCATTGATCGCGTCAGGCAAGCGCAAGAGGATTTGCAAGCGGTTCAGGAGGAGATTTCCTACGCTTTCCAAGGCGCCTTAAAGGGCCTGATCTCCGATCTGGTGCACGGCAAGGACGCCACCGAGGCGCTCTACGATGCCGTTTCGCAACTGGCCGACCGCTTTCTCGATCTGGCCTTGGATCAAATGTTCAAGTCGTTCCTCGGCGCCGGCAATGCGGGCGGCGGCCTTCTCGGGCTCGGCGGCTTGTTCAATCTGTTCGGTTTTGCCGGCGGTGGCTTCACCGGCTACGGCGGCAAGTATCAGCCGAAGGGGATCGTCCACGGCGGGGAATATGTGTTCTCCAAGAAAGCCACGAACCGCATTGGCGTCGGCGCGCTCGACCAGCTGCACAAGGCGGCCAAGCGCGGCTATGCCGACGGCGGCTTTGTCATCCCGCGGATAGGCGCCGCCGCAACTGGCCGGCAAGCGCAAGCGATGGCCCCGCCGGTTGATGCCCGAACCACCGTCATCAACCGCTTTGATTCCGCGTCGTTCTTGTCCGAGGCGCTTTCTCAGCCCGAGGGCGCAAAGCTCATCCTGAACGTGATCAAGGCGCAACCCGCCGCATTCCGGCAAGCTATCCAAGGGTGAACCCGTGGCAACGGTCTGGCCGTATCTGCCGAACATCCGCCTTGAGCCCTATGTGGTGGCGCGGGAGTTCAGAACGGAAATCATCACGTCCCGCTCTGGCAAGGAACAGCGCCGGGCACTCAGGCAAACACCGCGAAAGCGAGTGGAATACCTGACCGGCGTTGCCGGCAATTGCCTCCGCGAATTCGACCGCTCCATGGCATCAGCGCAGCGGGAATTGCTGGCGATCCCGGATAGGGTCCGCTTTGTGCGGCTGGCCGGGCTGGCCGGCGAGGCAACACCGGTTGTCGTTGATCCGGTTCCATCGTGGATCTCAACCGGGGCGGCCTTGCTACTGGTGGACGGATCGCGGGTTGCGGAGCGCACCGTGGCGGGGATCGCCGGAACGACGGTCACATTTGCCGAATCCGAGACCGCATCATGGCCGGCCGGCACCCGCTTGCACCCGGCTTTGCACGGCTACCTCGAACCATCGATCAAGGCGCCGCTGATTTCGCCGCGCGGCGTTGCCGAGGTTTCGGTCGCGTTCGAGGTTGATCCGGGGAGCGAACCGGCCGAGGCCGCCGGATCGCCGCCGCTCACGTTTCAATCCCGCGAGGTGTTTTTACGGCGCCCGAACCGCTGGCGGCGGATCGAAACCACTATCGCCCAGGAGGGCGCCGCCGACGTTGATTATGGGTTCGGCCGGGTGCGGCGGTTCTTCCCGTTCAATTTCGCAACCCGCATGTGGGAGGCCGATTATACCGGGTGCGATTTCGAGCGATCCGACGCCATCCGGCAAATCTTCGACCGCATGAAAGGCCGGCGCGGCGAGTTCTACATGCCCACATGGCGACCGGATTTCATGCCGGTTTCCGGGATCACCGCCGCCGGCTCGACGCTGATCGTGGCCGGGGCGCTTTCCTCGTTCCTCAATCATCCGGTTTTCAGAGCCATCGCGCTCAGAAAGGCCGATGGCGGTTGGCTGTTGCGGCGGGTCACGGACATTGATCCATCCGGCGGCGCCAATAGCCAGATCACGGTCGACTCCCCATGGGGTGAAACGGTCGCCCTTTCCGATATTGCGATGGTGAGTTGGCTCCCGGTTTGGCGGTTCGGCTCGGATATCCTGACGATGAGTTGGCCCCGCGAGGATGTCGCGGAAACCCGGCTATCGCTGCAAATGCTCGAAAATCTGACAGCGGAATAATGCCCCATGACATTTTCGGCTATCGAAACCAGCCGCCACCAAGGCGCGCCGGTCACGCTCTATTTGTTCGCCTACAGCGAAACCGCGAGCTTTGCCTACACCGACGCCGAGCAAGCGATACAGCACGACGGAATCACCTACGAGCCGATTCCGATCATGCGCGATTCCGTCACCTCGTCGGGCACGCTGGATAGATCGGCGCTGGCCGTTCGCATGCCGCGTGACGTGGAGCTATCGGAACTGTTCCGGGTCTATCCGCCCGCGCAAGTGGTGACGCTGATCATCCGGCAAGGCCATTTGTCCGACACCCCGGAGCCGGAATTCCTCGTCGTCTGGTCGGGGCGCGTGCTTTCGGTGGGCCGTGAGGGCGAGGAGTGCGTGGTTTCGTGCGAGCCGGTTTCATCGTCTCTGCGCCGGCCGGGCTTGCGCCGGCATTATCAGCTTGGGTGCCCACATGTGCTCTATGGGCCGCAATGCCAGGCCAACAAGCCGGCATCCTCGGTAACGGCTACCGTGGCCAGCCTTTCCGGGGCGGCGATCACACTCAACGCCGGCTGGAATGGGGAATTCCCGGCGGCGAGATTCACCGAGGGCGTGGTCGAATGGGTGAACGATGCCGGCGGGACCGAACGCCGCAAAATCCTCTCGGTGGCCGGTAACACGCTGAGGCTTGGCGGTTTGCTCCGTGATCTTGAGGCCGGCGAAACGATCACGGCCCGCCTCGGGTGCAATCACCAAATGAGCGATTGCGCCGAGCTTTTCGCCAACATCCACAATTTCGGCGGTTGCCCATGGGTTCCAACGACGAACCCCATCGGCTTCCGCAACAATTATTATTGAGGCCCGGCAATGGCATGGTTCATCCCGTTGTTGTTGGCGATTGTCTTCAACGTCGTCGCCTATCTCCTGGCGCCCAAGCCCAAGCGCAGCCAGCCCGCCCAAACCAAGGATATGGACAACCCCACGGCCGACGCTGGCCGGCCGATCCCGGTTGTCTTCGGCACGGTCACGATCAAGGGCCTCAACGTCCTCTGGTACGGCGACAAATCCCGCCAAAACAAAAAGGTGTCGGCATGAGCCGGGTCACGATCAGCGATGTGCGGGCCGCCGGCTTTTGCGTGCGCGGCGCCCGCGATTGGTTCGCCCGGCACGGTCTCGATCTCCGGGCATTCCTGAAAAACGGCCTTTCCGAACAAGAGGCATTGGCAACCGGCGATGCGCTGGCCGCCGAGGTGATCCGGCGCAAGCGGGAACGGGAGCGGCCCCATGGGTAGCAGCAAGAAACCGAAACAGACGGTCACGCTGTATTACATGTCCCAGCACTTCGGGATTTGCCACGGGCCGCTCGATTTCATCAAGAAAATCGTCATCAACGAGAAAACCGCATGGGTGGGCACCAAGTCCACTCAAGGGGATATCGTCATAAGCAAGCCGGATTTGTTCGGCGGCGCCAAAAAGGAGGGCGGCGCCGTTGGCACCGTGCATTATTTGCCGGGCGGTCCTGATCAGACGATCCCGGAGAACATCGCCGCCAAGCACGGCAAGACAACCGCCACAATGCCGGCCTATCGCGGCATCGCCTCGGCCTTCTTTCACGGGGGCAAAGGCGGGTTCTACTGGTCCGCAAACTCGCCCTATCTGCCGGGCGTGTGGATCGAGGCCGCCCGCGCCTCGGTTGGCTTGGGGCAATCGTTCGCCCGCATCTGGCGTGAAAAGGCCCGCAAAAGCCGGATCATCACGGATGTCGCTCGGTGGGGTTCCAGCAACGGGTCCAAGCTGTTCGACGTTTATGAATCGACGGTGGCATATGTCACCAGAGACGAGTCTAAGCTGATCATCGAGGACTTGCGCACCGGCAACCGGCGGGCCGCCATTACTCTCGCCGCCGAGCCGATGTGGGTCTTTATCTCCCCATCCCGGAATGAGGTTTTGTCGCTCGACATCAACGGCGTGATGCGCGCCTATGATCTCGCGAACGGCGCCGCAAAAAGCAGCCTTTCGTTGGGCGTTCCGCCTTTCGAATATGGGGGGCAGTGGCTCGGGGGACCGACCGAAATTCTCATCGGTGGCGCGACCTATCTGTTTTTCCTGATCGGGCCGCTTAACCTTGATGTGCCGATTGTTTGCTGCAAGAGCGCCGGGGGCGGCTGGACGAAGTTGTGGCAACAGCAAGGCGCTTGGGGGATAACGGCCAGCCACGCTCAGCTTTCCGTATCGCCGGAATACATCGTGCTCACGACGTATTATGTCGGCCAAACCTACCGCGTAGGATGGACGGAGGCGGGACTTGGCGAGACGGTTTCGATCACATCGCTGGTGACGTCGACGACCGCCCAAGGCCAGCCGAGTTATCCGAATAGCATCGCCTATCTGGCCCCGCACGATAAATGGTTTGTTGTCGGGGGAGGGTACTTTGCCGTCCTGAACTCGGACCTAATCGCCGTCGTGGCTTCCGGCCAAACCGGCAAAACGGGGAACGCCACGATTGAATATGTTCAGGGGCGGCACGTTCTCGACGGGCCGGGCGTTGCCGTCATTTTCGAGGATGGCGTGGTGTTTTCTATCGATCTCGCTACGGGCGAGATTTTTGAAAGCATCCAAGATGACGAGTGGAATCTCAACATCGGCGGCAAATGGGACGCGGGCTTTTCGGCAAGCGAACGCGCCATCGCTGTCTATTCCAGCCATCACTCGGAGAGTATCGACAGCATTTATGTGCTGTTCTTGCCGTCCGAGTCGTTCGACAGCAACCCGGCGCATATCATTTATGAGTGCCTGACCAACACCGATTGGGGCATGGGGGCGCCGGCAACCGCGATTGATGTGGCCAGCTTCGAAAGCGCCGCCGCCACGCTCTACGGCGAGGAATTCGGCCTATCGATGCTCTGGACCCAACAAGACACCATCGAGAACTTTGTAAAGGAAGCGCTCGATCACATCGAGGCCGTGCTGTTCGTCAACCCTAAGAACGGGTTGCTCACGCTCAAGCTGATCCGGGATGATTACGATATCGACGCATTGCCGGTTTTCACGCCGGATAATTCCGTCGTTACGAAGTTCGCCCGCAAGCTTTGGGGCGAAACGATCAACGAAATCGTCGTGACCTTCACCAACCCCGAAAACGAGGAGGAGGAAACGGTCAGCGCCCAAGATTTGGCGAACATCGAGGCGCAAGGCGGGATTGTTTCGGATGGCCGGAACTATTACGGGGTGCGGGTCAAGGCGCTGGCCACCAAGCTTGCCCACCGCGATCTGCGCGCGGCATCCACCCCGATTGCCTCATGCGATATCGAGGCCAACCGGGAAGCCTGGAATTTGTTGCCGGGCGATTGCCTCAAGCTCCATTCCCCAGACGACGGAATCGACAATATCATTATGCGAGTGGGGCCGGTTGATTACGGCAAGCCGGGCGACTCCACCGTTCGGGCGCCGCTGGTGGAGGATATCTTTTCCTTGCCGCTGGCCGACTATAATTTGCCGCCTGACAGCGAATGGGTGCCCGTTTCCGAAGAACCGACGCCGGCCGACCACACGCTGGTTTTCACGTTGCCCTATTATCTGGTGATCAATGAAGTTGACCAGACGGTCCTGAACGCCGGGTGGGCATATCCCGAAACGTTCGCGGGCGTGCTTGCCGCCGAGGCCGGGCAAGACACCCCGGAATTCGAGCTATTCGAGGCGGATGGCGACGAGCTTGGCACGAAAACGATTGTCAGCCGGGCGGAACTTGCGGCCGATATCCCCGCTGAGGCGCTATCCGTTCTTCCGGCCTTCCCGGATCGCACGCAAGGGAACCCGCCAACTGTCGGCGGGCTGATCCTGATCGAGGGCACGGGCGAGGGCGACAGCGAGCTTTGCGCGATCACCGGGGAATATCCGGCCGGTTACACGGTAGAGCGCGGCGTGCTGGATACGGTGCCGCGCGCGTGGCCAGCCGGGACGCCGGTATGGTTCATTGATGCGAACTTGGAAAACACCGACGATATTGCGCGGGCCGAGGCCGAGATTGTGCAATACAAGGTGCTCACCCGCACCTCGCTTGGCTTGCTGGATTTCAACGCCGCTCCCACCGTCAGCCATACCGTTTTGGCCCGGCCGCACTTGCCGTTGCGCCCGGCCGATGTGCGGGTGAGCGGCGATCCCGGTTTTGCCGGGGCGGTTGATCAAGACGGCGTTGATCCGGTCCCGGTAACATGGTCACGCCGCAACCGGCTGACCGAGGATGCGGTGATCATGCCTTGGGATGCCGCCGACGTGGCGCCCGAGGATGGCCAAGCCACTCGGGTCGATGTCCTTGGCGCCGATGGTTCGATACTCACCACGCATGATGATCTGGCTGGAACGAGCTTTGATGTGCCGGTCGCCTCGTTCGCCGGCAATTCGCGCGGCGTGGTTCGGGTCAGCGCAAAGCGTGACGATCTGGTTTCCCTGCAGGCCCATGAAATCGAAGTGATCGTGGCCACCGGCTACGGCTACGGCTACGGCTACAACTACGGAGGCGCGTGATGCCGCAACGGACACTACCCGGCCTCGGCCTGACCGGCTTTTGGGACTTAGGCGCCGATAACTGGAAAGACGAGAACGACGCGAATTTGCGCAAGCTATCGGCGCTCGTTCAGCCGCGCGTGATTAGCCGCACCACCGCGCTGCCTGGCTCACCCATAAACGGCGACATCTATATCGTGCCGGCCGATGCGGCCAGCAACGCCAACGAAATCGCGATCCGGGATGACGGCGCATGGGTATACATTCCGCCCGCCGAGGGGTTCGCGGTGTATGTGGCTGACACTAACGAAAATGTGCAATTCGACGGCGCGGCGTGGGTGCCGCTGGCCGCTGGCATGGAGGGTGCGCCGGCCGATGGCACGCTGTACGGGCGCAAAGACGGCGCTTGGGAGGCGGTGCCGACCGGGGGCCCGACAGCGGTGGAGCTTTCGTTCTTTGCCGGCGGCACGCTAACCGCAAATGAATTGCTGTTCCGGCATGAGGTGGCCCGGCCGTTCACGATCCCCGCCGCGCTGGCCGGTTCGCGTGGATCATCTGGCGCGGCGACCACCGGATCGGCGGCGCTATCGGTCAAGAAAAACGGAACGCAAGTCGGGACCGCCACATGGGCGGCGGCCGGCACCGCCGCAACGCTGGCTATGGCCTCGGCCACCTCCTTTGCGGCGGGCGATATCCTGACCGTTACCGCGCCGGCCACGGCCGACGCCACCCTTGCCGATGTGTCGATGACAATCGCGGCAACGCTGAATTGATCGGAGCGAAAAATGGCTATTGTTTTTGCGGGCGGCGAACTAGACGCCTTTGAGTATTCGCCGGGGCTTGTTCACGACAACGGCAATTTCAATTCAACTTTCGCTAGGGCGGCGATCAAGCTTGATACATCGTCGTCTTGGTTCCGCGCTCGCTTTCCCTCGATCCCGACTATGTGGGCGAGTTGGCGCTATATTGCGCAGAGCGGCGGCACTTCCACCGGGATGACGCTTCTTGAAGCCGGCGGGCCCGAGGGCGCGGTTGCGCGGGTGATTACCACGACTTCTACGACAGCCAAATTGCAACGTTGGGACGGCACGACATGGGTCGATGTAGGCGCCGCGTTTTCGACTACGGAAACCGCGTTTATTGTCTCTAGCCCGCAGACGATGGCGGTGAAGATCGATGCCGCCGCCGGCTTTATCCGCTTCTATCGCGGGGGCGTATTGATGGCGGAGTTCGTCGGCAATACCGCCACGCGGGCCGGAATGACGGGCTGTTCCTATATGTGGTTTGGGGCGCGTAGTTCCTCGAACCTTTCGTTTATTTCGGAGGTGATCGTCGGGGATACGGATAACCGGCTTTATCGGCTGGTGACGCTGCCCGCCACCGGCAACGGCGCAAACACCGCATGGGCGAATGACTATCTCTCCATCAACGCCTACAACAGCCCGGATTCTTCCTTCATCTCGTCGGGCGCCGCTGGCGAAAAGGAAAGCTTTGCGCTTGGCAATTTGCCGGCCGCCACAGGCGACACGGGCGAGGTTAAGGCGGTGGTCGTATCCGCCCGCCACAACATCCAATCAGCATCGGGACCGCAAACCATCAACGCCCTTGTGCGAACCGGGGGCGCTGATCACACAGTGGCGCTTAGTCCGCAGAACAAGGACGCTTTCGGCGGCGCCGTTGCCGTATGGAACACAAACCCCGCCACCGGCCAGAAATGGACGCGGGCCGAGGTGGATGCGCTTGAAGCGGGCGTACAGAGTGCGGCCTGATGGCGGATGTTTCTAAACTCACAGGCTATGCGGTTGTCGGCCCGGCCGATGATCACACGATAGTTTCCAAGGCGGCCGCCTATGCCGTCGTCGGGCCGGCGGATAATCATATCGTCGTTTCCAAAGTTACGGCCTATGCGGTGGTCGGGCCCGAGGAAGCGCAACCGGCGCCGACCAATGCGCGGCGCGTCCAGAACGTAAACTTCCTCTGAAAATTCCAGGAGAACCACCATGGCGGCGAACAGCTTTCGGGCGGCGCTCGCGCGGGTGCTCGTCCATGAGGGCGGATATGTAAACCATCCCCGCGACCCCGGCGGTGCCACCAATCAGGGGATCACGCAACGCACGTATGGTGCCTATCGGCGAAGCAAGGGCGCCCCGCTGCGATCCGTTCGCCAGATGGCGGCGGCCGAGCGGGATGCGATTTACCGGCGCCAGTATTGGGACCCGACCAAGGCTGACAAACTCCCCGTGGGCGTCGATTACGTCGTGTTTGATGGCGCCGTGAACAGCGGCCCTAAGCAATCGATCAAATGGCTACAGCGGGCGCTCGGTTCGGCCTATCGCGGCGAGATCGACGGCGTTGCCGGGCTGGCCACGATGGCGGCGCTCGAGGAAACCGAAAATCACGACGCGCTGATTGATCGGATTTGCGACCGCCGGATGAGCTATCTCCGGGCGCTGGATACGTGGGGCGACTTCAGCGGCGGCTGGACAAAGCGGGTGGCAAACGTTCGCGCCGTCGGCAGGGCCGAGGCCGGTGGCCGAAAGGATGTCGTCACGGTTCACGTTGCCGGCGCCGAGGCAAAAGCGCGGATCGAGGACGCCCGCAAGGCGCCAAGCAAGGCGCCGGCCGATGCGGCTACCGGCGGCGGGATCGGGGCGGGCAGCATCGCCGGCACATTACAAACCCTACAGGAACAGCTGACCCCGTTTAGCGCGGCCGGGGATTGGATCGCCACCCTTGTCGTTGGCCTGGCGGTTACCGGCGCGGCGCTGGCGATCGGCGGAATCGGTTACCGCTTTTACGCCAAACGGCAGCAAGCCCGCTTGGCTGACGCGCTAGACGAGGTGCCGGTTTGATCGCGCTGTTAACCGGCCCCCTCGGCAAGTGGCTTGCGGTGGCGCTGATCGCCGCCGCGCTGTTCGGCGCCGGCTATTGGAAAGGCCGGGGCGATAGCCGCGCCGAGCAATTGAAGGACACAGTCGCCGCGATCGAAAAGCGGGAGAAGATCGATGAACGGATTCAGGGGCTGGACGGCATTGCTCTTTGCAATGAGTTGCTTGGCGGCGGGATGCACGACGAATGCCAGCAATTGCGCGGGGTGGAGGAAGATACCCGTCACCCCGGCTGGCGCCGTTAAGCTCGCGAGCGATCCCGATCTAGTTCCGACCGGCCAAGGCGTTGCCAGCACCAACGCTTTCGGCCGCGCGCAACGGTGCTGGAAATTGGGGGCCACATGACCGGAGGCTTTCAAGTGGACACGCGAACGATCAACCTCAACACGGTCATTTCGGCTGCCGGATTCCTCGCCACGTTTGTCATGATCGGGATCGCCTGGGGAACGGCCCAATCTTCGATCCGCGAGTTGGAAGAGTGGCGGCTTGGCCATGAGGCTGCGCACCGCGACCTGATCGCCAACATGCGCACCAGCGATGCCGTGTTTGATCAACAGCTTTCCGGGGTGCGATCCAACCTCGCCAAGCTGGATCAATTGGAATACCGGATGGCCACGATAGAAAAGGCGGTCGAGGCACTCGATAGCCGCATTAACCGGGTAACGGAAAGCTACGGCAACCAGTTCTCGGATTTTCGAACTCAGCTTTCGTCCATCTCGACACAGATCGCGCTGACCAATCAGACGCTACAGCGAATGGAGGCAGCAACACCGCCTAGCCGATAAATCACTGGAGGGTCACTGGAAGTCACTGGACGTCGCGGCAGGATCGGTCCAGCAGAGAGGGAGAGCTTGAAACCGGCGATGAAAGATCGCTGCGGAGCGGTGATCTTCGATACCGATTGGGACAGGAGGTGGCTCACCGGAGTTTCTACAGATTCCATGCTGGTGTGGACCTTGAATTGCAACTTGCGACAGTAAAACGGCGCGTACCATTAAAACGTAGGGTAGTTCTTGATGCCTTAGTCTGATAGGTAGGGGCCCTCGTGAACGTGACTGAAAGGAATGTCAGGCTCGCGATGCAGCAGACGACCACGCCGCACCCTTCTGGATAACCTGACGCCCGGCTTAACAGAACCCGGGGTCGGCACCCAATCCAACAATCACGCAACAGTGGAGATCGTTCATGACCGAAATCTCTAAGATTCCTGCCGCCCAGAACACAATCCAAGACCCCCCTGAATACGCGGCTGCCCCCGGTCAAGGCGGCACTACTTGGTCTGGCAGGGGAAAGGCTTCCGAGCAGCCTAGCGGCGAGACCGAAGCCGATCCTTCCAAGCTGTCTTTCAGGGGAAGGCCTCCCGAGGAGAGTGGTGATTGGTTGGGCGGGCCGCAAAACGGCGCCGAAGCCCCAAGGCAGCACGAGGAGGCGCCAGGAAAGGAACCCCCACCACCTGAAAGGAAGCAAAGTGATTGGTTGGGCGGGCCGCAAAACGGAGCCGAAGCCCCTCCTTCCAAAATTGCAAGAAACCCCCAAACGGGGTCCTGAGAGAAGCCCGATGAATACAGCCCGTTGGGCCAATAGGTCCCCATGGCTGCCCTCCTTTGGGAAAGCCCTCACAGCAGCGCGGGTTAGGCGAACCCCGCCCGGCGATCCCCGCCTAGCGCGCCTAGGCTGATCGCCGGGCGGGCGTTCTCCATTCTGAAATAAAGAGGCGTCGGCTGGGGGGAGCCGCCCCTTCATCAGTCGCCAAGGGAGATCAGTAGAAGTTCTGCGGGCCCTGACCCGGGTCGAGCCTATCACTGTCGATGAGCCTTTTGGGTAACTGTCCTGAAATTGGCGCTCGTGCGTTAATGGCCGCATGGGCAGAACATCCTCGAAAAGACCACCCGGGGCGCCCCCGATTGATCCGATGCCGGCGCGCATCGAACCCTGCGTGGCAACGCTCGTCGACAAGCCGCCGAACGGGCCGGACTGGGCCTTCGAGGTGAAATGGGACGGATATCGGCTGGCCGTGCATGTCGAGCCGGGGCGGGTGCGGATCATCACGCGCGGCGGCTTCGATTGGACCGATCGGTTTGCACCGATCGCGACCGAGGCGCGACAGCTTGGGCACCCGACCATGATCCTTGACGGCGAAGCGGTCGTGCTCGACGATAAGGGGCGCTCCGACTTCGGCATGCTGCAGCGTGCCGTCGGGAGGAAACCCAGCCTGCACGATCCTCGCGAGATCCTCTTCTTCGCCTTCGATATCCTCTATCTCGACGGACGCGACCTGAGCCGAGTGCCGCTCAGCGAACGCCGGCGGCTGCTGGAGTCGATCGTCGTTGCCGGCCGCGCCGGTGTCATTCGGCTGTCGGAGGAAGTAGTGGCGGAGGGGGAGGAATTCTTCCGGATCGCCTGCGAGCATGGCCTGGAGGGGATTGTCGCCAAGCGCCGTGATAAGCCCTACCGCTCCGGTCGTCGTCCCGACTGGCAGAAGATTAAATGCGTGCGCAGCGACAGCTTCGTGATTGTCGGGTACGAGCCATCAACGATGCCAGGCGCGATCGGGCGGTTGTTGTTGGCGGCGAGGAAAGGCGAAGGGCTTGTCTATATCGGCGGATGCGGGACGGGCTGGACTTATCAGGAGTCAGTGAAGCTGCGCGAGCTGCTCGACACGATCGTGACCGATCAGCCGGCAGTGGCGCTCAGGCGCAGGGGCGCCGTGTTTACCCGTCCGGTGCTCGTCGCCGAGGCGGAGTATCGCGCCTGGACGCAGGATGGGAAGCTGCGTCACCCGTCGTTTAAGGGACTGCGTGCACTGGAAGACGGGGCGGGGGTATTCAATTTGGAAGAAAATCGTGGGATGGGCTTATGAATCTTGTGCTGCAGAGATCTTCGCTGCTAGCGAGCGCCGGTTGTCACGCTTAAGGTAAGTGCAGGACAACGACAACGGTCACCGGAGCATCATGGCGCAGGCGAGGTTGAAATTCCCGAACCGAACAGACCTTTCGACAATTTTCAGCTTCGCGCAGGAGCTGGACTATTACGCAATGCATGATCGCCTGACGCTTGAATTCAGCCAGCCAGCGACATTCTTCGCGCCGTTTTCGATGCTTTTCCTTGCCTGCAAACTGAAATCACTCCGTATGCGAAACCCGGAGCTTCAATTCGTGTGTGAAGGACATCATCATCACACTTATCCGGCTCATATGGGGTTTTTCAGTTTACTCGGTGTCGAGCACGGAAAGAAGGTTGGCGAAGCAAACGGTAGCGACGATTACATCCCCATCACAGAGCTTACCAAAGAGGAATTGTTTGAAGAAAAGATGGACCAGTATCGGGAACTGCCTGATCTGGTGCAACGGCACGCGGACAGACTTGCTCTTGTCATAGCCCGAGACCGAAAGACGAACGCAGATATGTATGATGTGCTTTCATACTCTGTGCGAGAGGTTATGCGTAATGTCTTCGAGCATAGCGGCGCCACAACTCTCTATTATTGCGCCCAGTACTGGCCGAAGAGTAATAAGGTTGAGTTCGCGGTCGCAGATTTCGGAATCGGTATTCGCCGTGGTCTGGCAACCAACCCGAACTTCAGATTCCCAACAGATAAGCAGGCAATCGAATACAGTCTGCTTCCAAGCGTATCCGGTAAAACACACCTGCCGCGTACGTCTAACAACTGGTATAACTCCGGTTATGGGCTTTATATGACCAACCGGCTTGCCAGAAACGGCGGGAACTTTGTGCTCGCGAGCGGCACGACCGCAATTCACCTCTCGCGAAAGACGAAAACGAACCATGAGACATCGTTCCCCGGAACTGCGCTCAGATTTAACATGGACGTTCGAGAGATTGGCAGCGTTGAGGCAAGGCTCACCGAGTTCCGTAGAGAGGGTGCCGAGATAGCGAAGAGCATCTCAGGGACAGGGAACCGGCCGCCGTCAGCGATGTCCCTCTTGCTGCGGCGCGATTACGAGAAGGTTTAACAAGAGCTATCGAGCAGCTGCCGCGCGTTTCGGAACTGCGGTTGAGGCGGGCGGCACTTGCGCTGGTTATGCCTTTTGGCAACCATTTGGCAAACTATGGAACGGATAGGGAAATCAGCGGCCGAAAATTTGGCAAACCCCCTTAAAAACATTGCGATTTTGCTGGCCCTCCGGGCCCACCAAAGTATTTGATTTCATTGATGAATTTGGCCAGTTGCCCACGGGTTGCCCACGGGTTGGCCACGCCCCGGAAAGGAAAAGTGCGCCCGAAAGCGCCCCCTTCATCCGATCCGTTGAATTCCCCGGCATCATTTAACGATTCGCAAGTTCCCCCGGCGATGCATCTGATCGCGCTGCCGGCGGTGTTACTCGCGCTTATTTATCCGGTCTTTAGAGCGAAATTCTTTGCTCGTAGAGGCAAGCAGCTGGGGAATGAAAGCAGTAGTTCGATAGCTGCAGCGAGATAAGGTCGTCTGGATCGGGGCCGTCTCAGACCGGGCCTTACGGTAGCGATCGGTCGAATACTTGCGGACTTGATTGGGTGTGGCAAACAACAGAGATGAAGCGTTGGATGAGATCGGTGGCCATGACCGTGGTCATTTTCGCAGTTGTCGTCTTCGTCATCCTGGCGATGGCGGGGCTAGCATTATTGACGCTTCTTCTCGTCGTTTCGGTAGCAAACGACGAGATCACAAGAGAGCCGTTGATCATGCTCCTGTCGATCTGGCTGGCTTTGGCTTCTTGCCTTGCTGGCGGCTTGACGCTCGCCTCAAGCACGGATGGACGCCTGCGGCGCGGAGCACTCGCAGGATCAGCGACGTGCCTGCTCCTCGGCATACTTGGAGCAGCAGTCGCCGCCTATGTTCACGAGACCCGTGAATACCGCCCCATCAACACGGCTGCAGAGGCCCGTCCTTGGCTAGAAAGACTGCTCAAGCAACGGGCACGCTCCTCGCCTAACGCATTCAAGATCATCGATCTGGACCGACAAATCCGCAACATCCGAGTACAGGGCCCCCAAATGTCATTCGATCCGGAGACGGCCCGCTACATCGAGTTCGACACGGGCTGCGGAGAAGTCATCCGCCTGACCGCAATGACGGGCACTGGAGAAGGGGACAACCTTTTACCGATCAAGGCCAGTTGCGCGGCTGTCCGCACCCAACCACTTGCAGACTGACCGATCCCGAGGCAGTTTTCCTTCAAAATCCAAAGCGAAAGGGGTAGTTTGCGCCTCCGTGGCGCGAGTCGTTCCTCGAAGACCATCTTCCGTTCGAAGACTTTGTCCACGACCCGGAAACCCTAAGCTGGTTCTTCGCACGTCGGTGCTGGCACAGCGACTAGGAGTTCTTCGATTCGTGCAGCATTCCGAGGAATAACAAGGCTACGATCAAAACAGCCCCGAATATCGACAAGCCTTGCATCGGCGTTGCTTCTGCAGCAACTTCAACCGGTGTGGGGGCGATCCCGCCCACTTTGAACGACCAAGAATAACCGATGATTGCTAGGAGCGTGATGAATGCCCCTGCGAAAAAGCCTCGTTTCAACAGCCGTTTTGCGTTCGTGATATACAGGAACGTCCATAAAGCTGCGACCAACCCGCCAATGACCGAGAGCAGCCCCATCTGAGCAACTGTTAGCCAATCACCCGGAACAAAGTTCGCAAGAAGGCAATAGACGAAAAACGTCCCGGCGACCAAGGTCAGACCGCTCGCCCACCAGCGATTTGGTAGACGGTCGCTCGATGCGGGAGAATCCGCAGAGAGGGCAGCCCGAAACTTTTTGCGAATACGCGACCACAATCGCGTATCCTCTTGCTTAGGAAAGATGACTTTTTCCTTGGACATCCTGTCGCGTTAGTAATGCGTCACCCAGCCGGGCTTATCTCTCAGCATTTCGATTGCTCCTTCCGCTTCTCTCTTTCAACAGTCGGGCTTTGAAGTCCTCGATTATAGGCAACTCCCGAAAAAAGACAAGGTCCTTGTCCACGTCTACTCGAGACAGGACATCATTTATGTCTTCAAGCTCAAAGCGAGATACCGCTTCGATATATCTGCCAGCCCAAAGACCGACGAGGTCCTGTGCCTTGAGCAAGCTCGCGCAGCAAAGCGCATTGTAGTAAGCCCCATCGGTCTCTGGGCGCATGAGAATGGCCTCTTCAAAGGCCGCAAACGCTTCCCTTGTCCTCCACAGCCTCATCAAGCTTAGCCCCTTGATGATCAAGCACCAGGCCTGTAGTTCGGAAGATACGCTGTTCCGCCCACCTTTTGCGAGGTCGGCCAAAGCAGCCTCAGAGGCTTCCAAAGCTTCAAGGTTCCGGCCGGTGCGATAATAGGCAACTCCGAGCGTATGAAGGATATATGGCGTAGCCTCCTTATCGATATGAGACCACGTTGCTTTGTCGTCCCGATGGTCAAGGATCGCGTCAATCGCCTCAAGGTACTTCTCGTCCTTGATATGGCCCTTAACCCTATCGAACCAGCGCGGATACCGCTTTTCACGCTTATCCTCGTACGCTGGAAGAGCAATCTCGCGCTGCTGCTTCTCGTGATTGGCCCTTATTTGCTCTGCCCGCATCAGCCGATCACTGTCACTGGCCATCGCCTCGGCGTCATGCTGTTCTATCAGTTCAAGCATTCGTCTGAGCGTGCCGTCACTAGGTTCGTTCGTTGCGTCCCGTAGCCGTTGGAGGGTCTTTTCCGCAACTCCCAATTTTTCAGCGAGCGTCACGCGTGGCACGGTATCGAACTTCGCGAAAAAACGCGTTACTGTCAGCCTGATCCTGTCTTTCAT